ATCACCTTGATGCCAGACTCGGCAAGCGACTGCACCTCCAACGGCAACCGTTTTCCTGCTGGCAGCGGTGACTCCTCCAGGATGCCAGGCTTCCTCGGCATCCACACCTTTCGCCCGTCCTCCGTCTCACACTCGCACAACGGCGGATGGGCCAGCATTGCTTCTTCCACCAGCGTCAGAGATGCCTCCACGTCCTCGTCGGTATGGCGGGTGGCAAAAGGCTTCTCCGTGTATTGGGCAAGCAGTTTGTGGTAGCGGGCGTGCATCGTTGCCTGCTCCGCATCGTATTGGGGGTCGTTGCTCACGTCTGTTCTCCTAACTTTTCGATTCGACAGCGTAGACACCAATCGGTACATACGTAGTCACTTGTGTCTGGGTCTGGAGAAACCATCGTATGCCCAAACTTTGCACAGGCTTCATTCAGCAGTCCCTTTAGCTGTTTGTTCTCTGTCTCCAATTCAAGTATCCGACTGAACCGCTCGGCATCCCGTCGAGCATAACCGTGGAAGGCGCCGTTCAACCACATTGCCTGTTCGTCTCCAGGCAGTCCTTCCGGCATTCCGAAAGAGACGAGTTGCACATAGACGGGATGCTCTAGGAACTCGTTGCTCACGAGACTCTCCTTTCCTTGAGAAACGCTCTGGCTTTTTTGTAGGCTGCGTTTAACTCACGACAATCTTTGACCGTCGTGTACTGGTTGAACGGCTCCCAGTCTAAGGCATCCTTTGGCGGTTCCGCCAGGAATGCGTCGGCCACATCGAGTAGTTCTTTCAACATGTGGATACACTGGTCGAACTCGCCCATCACATCCGACTCAGAAAGCATGGCTCGCTTCCCGGTGACATACTCCATAATGCGGTCGCCTGTTGCTTCCCACTCTTGAAGGTTATTCTCTTGAGAGGATACCTGTGCCTTTAGGCGCTCATTCTCTGCTATCAACTCCCTTACTAAATAACCGGCCACCTTTATTCTCCTGTAACATCCACGGCGGGCCGGAGTCCGTCGGCTGGCTAGCACTCCGACAGCACTCCGGTTTGCTTCCGCTGTCGTTGTCCCTCGGCTGTGCTTTCGCCTTGACCTTCTCGCAGACAGCCACGCCGCCGCCGTGGTTAGCTCAATTCGCCACAGTTGGGACACGGGCACGTGTCGCCCAGGTCGTGGTCGACTTCCCAAACATGGCCGCAGTACGGGCATTCCGTAATGATCATTTCATCCTCCCGGGTCAGCGGATGCCTAGTCCGCTGTACGTCCAGTCAAAACAGCACCTCTTGTTCAAGCCGGCGGGCGGCGATCTCGCAGTACCGCTCCTCGATCTCCACCATGATGCACTTGCGGCCGAGGTCCTTGCACGCCCGGCCAGTCGTGCCGGAACCGGCGAAGGGGTCAAGGACGGTCTTAGCATTGGGAATGAAATTGAGACACCATAGGATCAATGGCAGTGGTTTCTGGGTCGGATGCTGCTTTTCGTGTACGCGACAGCAATCGTATCGGAAGAGTGCTGCCGGACGATCTAGCGACGTCCAAGCCAGCTCGACTTGGCTGAAATTTGGCCAGGGTTGGATTTTGTCCCAAGCCAGAATGCAACGTGTTGGTGGCAGTTCCAGGTAGTTGCCACCCCAGATAATTTGGTGCCCGGAGATCGCACGCAGGTTTTCCAACTCTTCCCGAGTGGGCCGTTCATTGTCCCATTGAAATGAAGCCGTATTGATTTTCCGATTTTTCAACTTGCCAGAATCAGATGCCCGTGGGGATTTTCTGATCGCCCCGTTTTTCCCGTTGAGGTTAAGAATCCCATACGGCGGGTCCGTCAACACCAAGTCCACGCTCCCCTTTTCCAGCAGCAGCAGGATGTCTCTACAGTCGGCATGGTACAGCGTTATCCCGTCGTGGCACTCGCACGGCTGGCGCTCGCAACGGTAGCAGTTAGGTAAACTCATGATGCCCTTGGTACAGCGGATGACTCATCCGCTGGATCACTCCTCGATCGCCGAAACGTCCCCCGAACTGTTGCGACCTGCCAACCATCCTCAAACTACAGGAGAAACTTGCCGCGGGAAGCAACCAGCATTCTGCACCGACAACCATAGCGATCGGGCAGGAAGCGCCTGCCAATCCATCGATGCCCACTCATTTCATCCTCCAGGTCAGCGGATACCGACTCCGCTGTATTACAAACGGCCCATCCGCCGCCGCTGATTAGTTCTCCTGATATCTCTGAATCAGCTTCACCGCCGCTGGCACGTCCGCAGGGACCGGACCCTCAAATACCACCTCGCCGCTGTCGTCCACCAAAAACAACGAAGGCAGCCCTAGTCGTCTTGCTCTAACAATGTACGGTTCAATATCAGCAGGCGGATTGCCATTCTCATCAACAACATCGTCATCTCGGCATTGGAAACGGCCCGGTCCAAAAAGGTCTCTGATAAGTTTCGACTCAAAAACCATCGCTCGTTTTGGTCCGAGGTCGTCTCTGTAATCTCGCTCCTCGATTATCACGCCGTAGGTAGCCTTGCCCGGTGTCGGGTTTGGCTGCGGGTTGGGATTGGGCTGTGGGTTGGGTTGCGGTTGAGGTTCCGCCCCAACTATCGCAATCATCTTCTGTGCCTGCTCAAGCCCGCCACCCTCAATCTGCACCACCAGCATTAACTGATACTTGCCCGGTGCTCCAGTGAAGACGATAGCCGACCTGTCTCCACGAACTGGCTCCCATTCAGCAAATCCAGTAGGCCCAAGTACAAACCAAGCATAGCCCGTGCCTGGCAACTCGCTCGCTGCCTTCACGAGATGATGCTCCTGAACTGAGTCAGGTACTACAATCGCCGCCTGTGGAGAGGCGGCATAGGCGTCCCCGGCAATCATCAGGCCGAGGACAAGAACGAGTGAGCAAATCATTTCTCTTGAACCTCCTTTTGGCTATCAAGCATCTTCATCACCTCTCGACCCATTTTGTGAATCAACTCGCCATTTTTGAGGGCTGTAGTCACCTCGACAAGCTGGCTCGGAGGCGTCAGTCTCTCGTAGGATCTCATGGCCTCGGCTAACATCAGAACAAAATGGTAATCAGGAGCGGGATGAACTTCTCCAGAAAAGCGATCAGGGACTCGAAGAAGGTCGACCAGTCACGACCGGCGGCAGCCTTGTAGGCTTCTGGCTCTTCTGCTATCAGAGCGTTCGCCACCGCCAAAGCCATCGTGGCGTTATCCATGCCATCCCGTATCTCGCCGCTATCCTTGAGATTCTTACGGGACACATTGATTAGCGTCAGACCAAGTTGACGCCGCTGAAAAAAGCCCAGTCGCTCGACGGATGCAGCGGGGTCTTCAGCACCAGCCATCGGCTTCGATTCAAACAGCGGCACAACAATCGCAATCAGAGCCTTAGCCACGCCCTGGACGTTGCTCCGAATCATCGGCTTGGTCTGGTCAGCGTAGGGAAAGCTGATACGTGGCTCGACTTCCTGGTCGTAGAACTCCATCAATGCCCCCAGCAGTATCGCCTCCTTGTCCGGTCCTGCCGCCTGAAGCTCGCCAACAATCGTCACGCCAGACCGAACAAACTGGCTCACAATCGGCGGGATGTCCGAGAGGTCGAGGCCATCGCCCAACTCCGCCACAATCGTCTGCTTCAAGGCCGTGAACTCAGCCTTGAGGTGTTCGTAGAACTCAGATTCCATCGCCACTCCGTAGAGCGTTTCCATTACTCGACTCCTTGATTGAATGAAAGGTGGTTTCCGTACTACGTGATTTGACAGGGATCTCCAGAATCTGTCGACCCCAGTTTTTTCTCTTCGGGCTTCCGCACCAGGCCGTCAAGGCTCTGGACCACTACGGTCACCTTGAATAACCCCCATGCTTTGTCGCTTAGCTTTTGAACAATCTGTGCGTCGTTTACCCAAATTACCCCAGTTAAGGCATCGCACACGGCCCGCTCCAGCTTGTCGAGATCGGGGGCGGTCGTGGGGTATGCAGGGGCGTCCTCGCGAAGAACTCCTGCGTACCTGCCTGTGCGGTAATGTGACTTGGGGCGGGGCTTGGAAAATGCAACATGCAGTTCGACGGCGCCGCTCAGCAAAGGGCCTTGGTAGGCCATGGAAGCTGCGTAGGCGACCTCTTGTCGCCAAGCCAGCAACTTTGGGTTCATCTCCCGCATCACTGTAATCGGCCTGCCGTCCTTGGTGATCGGCTGGCCATTCCTGCCACGGAGGATATGTTGAACCTTGCTGCCCTGCGTGGCGGGCTTTCCGATGACGTGGAAAACGATAGGCGGCAGACTCAAAACGGCACCTCCTCTTCTGAAGGAACTCCCTCTCCTCCCATCACCCGCTTGATCTCGGGGAGGATCGGCTCCCAGGGATTCGCCTCCATCTCTGCCCTCCAACGATCGCCCTCCTCGCGGAGTCGCTTGGAGTCGCCCCCATCCTCCTCCGCTCGGCGCGCCACCTCGATCTCCTCGATGATCGATCGCAGGACCTGGGGGTGGTGCTCGTAAAACAGCTTCCGGGGATTCATGGCGAACAACTTCTTGGTCGCCTTCAGCGCGTCGTCTCGCGTGTGCGGAGAGAGGGTCTCAAGCCAGACGGCCATCACACCCTTCCGTTGTGCCTCGTCCATCTTCTCCAGCCAGATCGCCAAGCCGGGGAAGTGCGAGGTGTGCAAGTCCATCCAATCATCGAACTCCCATCTCGTCATGTGACGCCCCCCAAATCCATGCCGCGGGTGGTGAACTTCTTTTTGACTCCCGAGATCTGTGTCGGCTCGACGATCCCAACGTAACTCTGACCTATAGAGTGCCTAATTGCCGCAATCGCCCTCTGCTCACCCATCTTTGCTAGTTTGTCTAACTGTACTTTGGCCGACGTAGGAGTGAGATCCTTGTGGATCTCAGCGCGATGGGACTCCCACTCACTCCAAGCATCATGGAAGTCGTCGGTATCGATCTCTTGAGGAAAACAGAACTCTGTCGGTGTGGTTTCCCCCGTTTCCCCCTGGGGGGATAAAGGGGGGTATACTCTTCTCTTTACTCTTCTCTTCTCTGGTAACGCTTGCGTAACGCCAACATCGTTAGTTTTTCTTGCCCTATGTGCCTGCACTCGTTTTGCCGTAAGTGCTCTCGTCTTAGCACTTTGCCCGTTGTGGCGGAGAAAGTTCGGAAAGACCAAACCCCCAGATTCTACTACCAGCCAGCCAGCGTCAATCAGCGCGTTTGCAAAACCTGTTGCGCCAGCGACACGATCGACTAGCGCTCGCGTCGTTACAGAAGCGTTACCGTCGTAGGTCTGCTCATCCGCCCAAACCCACAGCCTGATGAGCTTACCGAGGGCGTCATCTGGGGTGATATCCATGATCTCGGCGATCTGGAATACCTCCGGCTTATTGGGGGTGACGTTCTCCACCTTAATCCAATCGCCAGCCATAGCGAACTCCCCAAAAGTATGCCCCTCCCCGTTGTGATGAATGACCCGGGCAGATGGCCCAGAGAATTCCGGGGAGGGGCAATGGTCCTTGGGATCGTCAATCATCACGCCACCATTAAACCCCCCAACCTGATTCCCTGCAACGGCAATTTTGCCTACGCGTCGCTCCCCTTCCGCCCGCCCCGGCTCGCCCGGATCTCCTCGATCCGCTTGTCGCAGGCGGCCTCCAGGTCTTCGATGTCTTGTGGCAGGAACCAGGGATAGGAACCAAGGTCCGCCCGATAATCCTTGACCTCCCGAATCCCCATCAGTCCGGCGATCTGCTCCATGGAAAACTGCATCTCTTTAACCCGGTCGACGCTGCATTTCTCGTCTTGCTGTAGCGTCGGGGGATGGTACTCCGGCTCCTCTGGCGCGGGCGCATCCACGCCCTGGGCGCGCCGGATCTCTTGGGCCTGCTCTCGGTGAGTAGCCACTGCCTCCGCCTTGGCCACGTCGAACCAGTCCTCCCGGCTGCTCATGCCGTCTCGGAGGCTAGTGTAGATGCTCCGCAACTTCACCAGTCCGTGCTCGTCGCAGGAGGCGATCCGGTATCCCAGCCGCCCCTCGATCATGGTCTGGCTCACCCCGAGGTCGCTGAAGGCGCCGACCATGGCCTGGACCCTGTCCCCCAGCGGCTGCTTGGAGCCCCCCGTGAGCGTCTTGCGGCATTCAGCCAGCGCCTTGTCTTGCACGTCACCGGGGATCACGCCCAGGATACAGGCCCGGAGCCTTCTGGCGCCCTGGTTGGCCACCATCTCGTAGACGTCGCGGGGGTCGTCCAGCTTGCTCACGCCTTGCCTGGTGCGGCGCTCGTGCTTGACGGTGAACACCTTCGTCTGCCGGGTATTCGTCTCCAAATCCCAGGCGTAGGCCATGACGTCGCTGTCGCCGTCGCGCTGCTCCAGCTCGATGATCCCGAAGTCCAAGTTGCCCCAGTTCTGTGCCATGCACTCAGCCAGTCTGATCGACGGGCCCTCCACCTTGGTCCCGCCTCGGGGATACTGGTAGACCGCCTGCTCAGCCAGCCCTGTACGCTGGCAGGCCCGCCTGATCCTCTCGATTGCCGCCGTCTCGTCCCGCGGGAACCGCTTGGCGATCGTCATCGCCGCCTGGATTTCCGCCATCGCCCGCTGACCACTGACCTCGATCATCGAAGTCCCGGCCTCGCGGTGCGTAGTCACTGCTAGGTCCGTACCCACTTCTATCCTCCTTTGAGTTGGCAGAGCATCTCCAGGATGTAGTTTCGGATCTCGAAAACCCGCTCCTGGAGTTGATCGATAAAAGACTCGTGTCGCTTGACCCGCAGCCGCCAGAAGGCGATCCGCAGGTCTTTGACGATCCGGGGGTCATAGCTCACAAAATCCCACCACTCTCGGCCTGTGATCCAGAGCAGCCCTTGGACCTGAGCGACATACTCAGGTGGAAGTATCCCCTCGACACGATACCCTAAGTGGATTCTCGTGTTGAATGGGCACTTTATCTCAATCCCCCCATCCGTGCCCACCAAACCATCTGGTGAACCACCCACCATGGGTTCCTCGGGATGCGTGATAAATCCAACCTCCTGGACTTCGATCCCCGTCAGTTCCTCATAGAGTCCCCTGGCGTCGGGCTCCGTGCTAGTCCCCCACCGCATCGCGGCATTCTCGGGAGGGTCCTGCGACTTTCCGGTGAGGATCTCGGCCACTTTGTCCCAAGCATACCTTTTGGCGGTCTCTGAGAATTCACCAAGATCCCTGGCGGCTTTCGATCGCGGTTGAGTGATCACAGCGGCGAACCGGCTGGCGGTGATCTTCCCCAGCCGATCCTCCTGCCACTCCGGCGTCCCTTGCAGTCTCAGTTTCCTCCGCTCGTCAACGCTCATCTTCAAGCTGCTCCATCACCCATTGATCGTAGGCTACGTCCCCCCAGCGCTCCCGCTGTGCCTGGAGTTCGTCGAAGTCGAACTCCGGCTCCTCGGGCGGATCGATCCGATAATCGGGCAGCGGCTCGTACACGATGCTTCCTCAATCATGCCGGGGCCCAGTTTCCTACCGGGCCCCGGCGATTCCTACCCCCGCCGCATCCTACGGCTCCATGATCCTACCGGTCCCCGGAGGAGCCTCCTTGTTCGATTCGGCCTGACAGCCCTGTACCGTGGCCCTGAGGCGCCGCGACTTGTTAGTCCTCCACATAGAGAAGCTCGGTGTCGGCTTCCTCTAATTGAGCGTCGCTGAATCCAAACAGCGATAGCTGCTGCTCAGCCTGGGAAGCCTCCTCCTCCCGGCCGTGCTCACGATTGAAGATCACCCTGGTTTTCAACTTCTGGAGCAGATTCGCCCTCGATCTTACCTCTTCATCACTTAGCATTTGCATCTGTACTACTCCTCGCGCCTACGTGGCAACGGATACCATGTGACTGCCTTAGTATTTGCAACCGAACACTTACGCGACCCGCCCTGCATAATGAGTCCGTCGTTCAGCAGATCGGTCAATCGTCGACGGACCTCGTGGACGTCCATCGGCATCTCTTCAGCGTACTCCCGAGACGTCCTGCCCTCCCTTCCCTTGAGGAAAGCATAAACCGCTTCTCGGTTTGACCCCCTTACGCCGCTGGCGTCGTGGCGCTCGATCGCCTCGAAGCTCGACTCGGGGTCATCGCGGTGAACCAGGCGGTCGGTGTCCTCAGTCATCGTCGTTCTCCTCATAGAATCCACTGAGCCACAGGGCCACCGGCAGCACGAAGAAGATAGCGATGAAGACTAGGATTACAGAACCGCTCATTCCGCACCACTAAACCTCCCTCAAAAAACCGGGAGGCGGGTTGGCGACAACTAGCCGCCGGCCTGGGCCTATTCAGGTTCCCCGCCAACCGGTTGGAGTGACTCGAAACAAAACGGGCGGCGCCCCGCCTGGCGCCATGCGTTGGTTGGCCAGACGGGGCTCCCGCGCAGTTGGTACAAGAAAGAGGCGCGGCGAGGGGTCTGTGAGTCGGGATTGGCCCCCGCCGCGCCGAACAAGGGGGAGGATAAAGAAGCGGACTGCTCGGTGCCAGCAAGATCCGCCTCTGAGGCGAACACCCCCCTCGGAGAAGGACGCCAAAAAGAGCACCGTAAGTCGAAGACCTGAACCATCTTAGAACCGCCTCGCCTCAAGATCGGTCAGTCAGGATCTTCAACTATCTTACTGTATTCAGGAATCGAGTCAACCCCAATCAGACAGATTCGGCTAAGTCATTGCCACACAGAAGGTTCTGCCAAGATCGACAGCAGACCCTCAACAGAACGCCAAAGGCTCCCGACGACGAACAGACGTCTCGGGAAGATCAGGAAGGTCCCCCAACGGCACCCTCGGCAAATACCGGTCAACGATCGACAGGTCGGGCTCAGGCAACCGTATCATCCCCGAATCCCTGGCCATGGCGAACTTCTCCGCCACCTCCCGTGAGATGAATAGCTTCGGGCGGCCTTCCCAAGTGATCCACCATCCCATGGCTATCTCTCCGAGTCTGCCTCGTCCAACAGATAGATCAGCGGCACCCCCAACGCGTCAGCAATCCGATAGCACGTCGCCAGACTAGGATGAGCATGTCCGTTGAGCATCGACGACAACCATCCCGCCGACAACCCCGTCGCCTCCGCCAACTTCTTCTGGTTCATCGCCCCATGCTCAAGCTCCTCCCGGACCCTCACCCGAAACGTCCGCGTCCGGGCCTCCCGGATTGCCCCACTTCCCAAACCTGCCTCGTCAACCGCCATGGTAGCACCAGATCTGCTCATGCCACACAATCTTACTCTATGGCTGACGATTCTGTCAAGATCTCGAACCGACACAAGACGGCACAAGATGACACGAAATGGCACAAGATGACATAGAGTGGCAACCTTGCGGTGAGCTGACCGAAACTGACCGAAACGGACCGAAACCGGGGACAAGGACCTCACTTGCCCCCATTTGTACCCCATCAAGACTCCATAAAGCTCCTGTGACGACAATCGTCACTAAGTGACGAATCGCGTCACTAAACCCCAATGGCCCCGAGAAGCCACCTAGAACGCCCCAGAATCGCGTTCCGCCCCAAACCCGTACCTCTTGGCACCCCAAGACAAAACGCCCTCAGAAAGCATACTACGCGATTAAGAGGGATGGGGAGGATGGTACTTGATGAAGGAGGGCGGCTGCCGGGGGGGACCGGGGCATGGGAAAGCTCCCGGACCCCAACAAAGCCACGTTTCGGCCGGAATCATGCGGCCGGCAGGTCCAAGTGATTGCAGGGAATTGGAAGGGGGGGCCTTTTGGGGGGGTTCTGAGAGCCGAGCTAGCTACGTTCCACGGGCCTTCGGTACGTTCCTTGGGTGGGAGCCAAGCGCTGCCGTCGCTTGCTTGCTTGCTTGCTTGCTTGCTTGCTTGTGCCCTAGTCCCCTGCCCTAGCCTAGAGACTTTGCCCGGCTGCGCCGGGCTAAGGGCGTCACCACCGGGATGAACCACCTCCCGTTCCCTGTGGTCGTGCGCACTGTCCGAGAACTCCGGTCCCGGGCGGGTGCCTAATTGTTGCGCATCCGCCCGTTTTGTGGGCAATCGGCTGATTTTCGACGCAAGCCATTGGCTCGGCTGGCTTTCGATTCGATTCGCTATCGGGGGGTATGCTGCAATTCTAGGCATCGCCTCATTTTCGGTCAAGCTACGCAAATGGGGTAAATTGGGTCTCGTTCGATTGGGTGGCGAGTATCGTATTTTGACAGAACCCCCGATTGGAATTCTCGACTTTTTTTCTGCCGACGTAACTCGCGATTGTCGAACGATTTGCGATTGATTCGTCTTCGGGGGGCACGAAAAAAAATTTTGATCAAAACGGGGCAAAATGCCACAAATCGACCGTTGGGTGGCGGAATCGACCCGACAATCGGGACCGATCGACCGTCATTCCCCGAAAACGGAGCCATAGTTATGTCACACGAGCCCATTAACGTCACCACCCCCACAGCTGTCGTGCTGGCCAAGCACGCCAAGCACGAGATCACCGACGGCCAGCTGGCGGAGTATCTCGCCAAGCGTATCGCGTATGAGCGCACTCAGTCTGCGCTCGAGGAGAGACAGCGCAAGGAAAGCGCGGCCGCCAAACCCGCCGCGTCGCGCCCCCCGGTGGAATACGCCATTGGGACAAAGCGCGGCCTTGTGGTGCGCGGCAGCGCAATGGTCGGCGCCAAGAACTACAAGCCGCGCGAATATCTGGCCACGCTGGCCAACGCCGATACGGGCCTTGCTTTCGTGACAGACCGTACGCGCAGCGGGGCGATGGACGACGTGGTGGCCAGCGGAAAGAGGGGGGAGGCGTTCAAGGCTGCGAATCCCGATACGCTTGACAGCGCAATCGGCGAAGCGGTAGTCGGGTGCCTGTTGGCGGCCGCAAAACACGCGGACAAACTCACCCCTGCCGATCTGAGCGCGGCGCGTGCGACGGTGGCTGACCTGGCCGATTGGGTCGCTGACCAAATCCCGCAGCCCGAACCCTCCGTAGCGTGACGGGTGACGGGTTAGACTCCCGCCCGGTGGTGTGGGCACCGGGCGGAGGATGTAACCCGTTCCCGTTCCCCCAAACCGCGGAGCTACCATGAAACGCAAACGCCCCCCCCTGCTGTTCCTGCTACAAGTCGTGGCCAAGACCGGCCACGTGCACGTAGCAGATACCTGTTATGCCCCCTCACAAGAGGTCGCGTGCCGAGAGTTTAGGGGGCGCCACCCTAGCCTACGTGGGGAAACCCATGTGGTTGCCAAGCGCTGGTTACCGGACGCCTAGTGCCCCCTCCGGCCCACCGGCGCCCCTCTGCCTCCTCGGGGCGCCGGTGGGCTTTTTCCCCCACTGCCCGGCGGCGGCCCGCTCTCAGAACCTCAGAGCATGGCCTTTTCGAGAACCTCAGAGCATCGCAATTACTGTTTCCCTCATTCTTTCAGGAGCTTATCATGGACATGCTGAACAAGTTGGCTCTGCGTGACGCGAACCGGATCAACCTCGCTTACAAGGACGTGTGGGACCACGTCTTCCAGTACATGGAGGTGGTGTTCGCCGTGGAGTTTGACGGGCTTGATTGTGGGGCCGTCGCGGGGAAGGCTGCGATGGCGGTGCAGGAGGAGCTGGTGAAGCTGCTGGCCTGTGAGCGGGAGGGGAGCTGACTATGTGTGCTATCCCCGAGGGAGTGGAGTTCACCGTGGAGGCAGAGCGTGCAGTGGGGAAAAAGCCCGTCGGTGCCCCTCCGCCTCCTCGGGGCAACTGGTGCTACGTGATTGTGACGGCGCGCTGGGGGTGCCTTGAGGGCTCAGCTTACCTCGGGTGCTGTCTTTACAAGTCCGAGGAAGATTTCAAGGGAGGTGGGTACTATGAGGACCTGAAGAAGGAGGCATTCCGGTGCCTCCTGGACAAGATGTTTCCCTAGCCAAGGAGCCAAGTCATGTGGGTACGCTTAGGATCGCATTAACGATTGACCGCTAGCCGAGTGGGGACTCGGTGAAGGGGACCTCCGTCGTGTAGCTCCGCGGAGGTCCCCGCGGTCTTTTAGCCCCGGAGCTACAGTGAAAAAGGAGCCATGTATGCTGGTCAATCCCAAGCGTTTCGGTATGCACGTCTGCGGCGGTCCCGACGGTACACGATACTGCCTCGGTGGCGTCCGGCTGGACCGCCACAAGGGCAAGGCGCGGGCCGCTGCCACGGATGCGAGAATCCTCCTGGTAAGCACCTGGGAGGAGCCCGACTTCATGGAATTCCCTTCCCCCGAGGGCTTCTCCGCAGTGCCTCGGGATGACTTCTCTGCGATGATCCCTGCCGATCAGTGCAAGGAGCTGTTCAAGCTCCGCACCAAGCTCAGGAAGTCCCCCAAGGCGATCCTGCACAACGTCGCCCTGGACGAGCAGAACGCCAACGGTCGAGTGCAGGCGCTCAGCACCGATCTGGAGCACGTCAACAGGGTGGAGATCCGGCCGCTGGAGGGGAAGTTTCCCGATCTTTCCGCCGTAAAGCCCAGCTCACCGATCAACGAGCACAATAGCGTGAGCGTTCAGCTCGACATCTGGAACCTCAAGCGGCTGCTGGACGGGATGGCGGCGCAGCTCGACCCCAAGAGTGACGAGGATGGGAAGATCGTGATCACGCTGCGGCTGGAGCCCGGGGAGGAGCTTACCGGCATAGCTGCGAAGATGTCGGAGGTTCTGACCGACGGGGGCGGGCCGAAGAACTTCAAGCCGCTAGCTGCCCGGGCGCGGCACAACATGGTCACCGTGACCACGATTGCCCGGGATGGGACGGCGATCTTCGGGGCGATCATGCCTCGGGATGCCAGCTACGACAAGGACTCCCTGCTGCCCAAGTGTGATCTGGACTGACGTCCTCCCCCTACCCGCCGTGGGGCAGCACGGCGGAGTGGTGGCGGACGTTCCCTCCGAAAAAGGTGCTGCTATGAGCATGGATCGCAAATCGGTTTACATGCAAAGAGGTATTCCCTCATTCAGTGCGCGGAAAGACGCATTCAGCGAAGCCAAGCAAGTCGAGCTTACCTGCGCCCACTGCGGCACGACCGGCCCCCACTGGCTGGTGTACGAGCACGGCACATGGCCCGCCAACGGGCTTTGCTGGAGCATAGCTCACCTGTGGTGCCTGCACTGTGATAGGGTTACGCCTTCGCCCGAGGATCGCTTCGTCATGGACGTGCAGCACGGGATACCTGGCAGCCTTGATTGGCTGCTGTAACTATCCACCGTTTTCCTGTTTCCTTCAGACCCAAGGAGTTAGATCATGTTGACTTCGCAAGTTCGCGTGAGTGGGGCCACGGTTTCCTGGTCCCTGGTCCCTACCAATCGTGATGCCCTGGCCGAGGTGTACCGGGTTCACGATTATGAGGACCACCTGCCGGCGGAGACCGGTGATCGGGCTGCCCTGAAGGCGGCCCTGGAAGACCTCAAGGGCAAGGACCAGATCGTCCAAGCCCTCAAGAGCCCCTCAGTGAACGGATACGAGGTGGTCAACGTGGAGCGGGACACCTCCCGCAATCACTACGTCAACAACTTCAGCGCGTGGGTCCACGATGGGGTGATCTCCACGGGCTACGGCTACTGCGACACCGGGAAGTTGCAGGAGAAGTTCATCTACTGCAAGGGGCTCTTAGCTCCCCATGCGGTGAGCGAGTCCCTGAAGTCCATCGCCCTGAAGCTCGGGGCGGTGGTCGTCTATCCGGGGACGTTCTGGATGCCGCAGGACAAGCTGGGTCACTGGCAGTGGCTCTCCGAGGACATGGAGAAGCTGGCCGAGGGCAACCGCATCCGGCAGATGACCACCGTGATGGACAGCCACACCGCCAGGGAGGTCCGCGACGCCCTGCAAGCGGAGATCGTGGCGGCTGCTGCCCAGCTCACCGAGGACATTGTGGGGAAGCAGCTCGGTGAGAAGGCCCTGGAAAACCGCAAAGACGCGGCGATGGCCATGCACCGCAGGGTGAAGGAGTACGAGGAGGTCCTGGAGGAGAGCCTGAGTAACTTGCATCAGGTGATCGACACGATTGAGCAGGCGGCCACTATCGCCACCCTTCAGACTGTGGGGATGTGATGAACGCAAAGCAAGCGAGACGGCTAGAAGTGGGAGATACCGTTATCGTAGCGTTTGGTAATTCTCTCCGAGAAGCCGAGATCCTCCATATTAAGTGGCCCCACTTCAGGGTTTACGGTGTGCTCAAAAACGGAGAGCCGCGAGTTCAGACAAACCATTACCGGGGCCTGCACCAGCAAGTCGAGAACTGACCAATTTTTCACACCGCCAACAAGTGAAAGGAACCCAATCATGGGTTTGGATATGTATCTGCGTGCCAAGCTCCACCTCTCTGATTATCAGTACCAGAAAGGACAGGAGTCTGCTGCATTTCAGGGCGTGCTTGCCGCAGTGGGGATGGGCGACTCCCTTTCCCGGGACTGCCACACTCCGAGCCTGGAGGTTTCAGTCACCGTGGCGTACTGGCGGAAGGCAAACCAGATTCACAGGTGGTTCGTCGAGAACTGCCAGGGCGGCAACGACGATTGCGGCGAGTATTACGTCTCCCGCGAGCAACTTGTAGGACTGGTGGCGCTGTGTAAGCAGGTCCTCGGTACGGTCGAGACGATAGAGGGCGAGGTTCGCACCGGGACTGCTTATTACCCAGACGGCCGGGTGGTTCAGGAAACCAAGCGAGGGGAAGTGGTGGCCCAGGAGGGACTTGCGGCCGAGCTGCTGCCCACGCAGGAGGGGTTCTTCTTCGGCGGCACGGATTACGACGAATACTACCTGGAGGATCTGCGGAACACCGTGAAGATGCTGGAGGCCGTGCTCGGTGATCCTCGTCTGGCTGATTGGGAGTTTGAGTATCACTCGTCCTGGTAGGGTCGTCCAGGACGCCGCAACCACACCACCAACAAGGGAGGAAAAGCGATGGGTCAGTATTACATGATCGTGAACCTGGACAAGCGGCAGTACATCCACCCCCACCGCTTCGGCGATGGGCTGAAGCTCCTGGAGTTCGGGTACGGTGGCAATACGATGTGCGCCCTTGCTGTGCTGCTCTCCGACGGCAATGGGCGCGGTGGGGGAGATCTCGACAATGCGGAGGACCACGAGATCGTGGGGAGCTGGGCGGGCGACCGGATTGTGGTGGCGGGGGACTATGCTGATCCTGGAAACTGGCTTGATGACATCCCCCGAGAGGAACTCCAGAAGGTAGCCGAGGAGCATTACACCGAAGCCTTCCAAACCCCCGAGCATGTGGTGCTGTACTCCTATGCCCAACACCGGTTTGAGGACGTTTCCGACCTCGCGGCAAGGGCGATGCTCTGTGACGAGTACCTGGCCGCGAAGCTATCGGAGGCCGCGCAGTTTCACCAAGGCATCTGGGACGGAGAGGACGGCCCGCTTGCCCCCTGCCTGAAGGCGCTGACCCACGTTGGCGTCAATATCACCACCAACACCCAATAGCGAAAGGGAATACCATGATCGAGAAAGACCCCGATCATTGCCCCAAATCCAAGTCGGGCAAGCATGTTCCAGATATGTGCTCATTTCATGCTGACTGGGAAGGTGATGCAGTTTACATCGACGTGAACTGTGAACTATGCGGAAGATCTGGTTGTGTGGGAAGGCTCAAATTAGCTTACGGCACCGACGAAATCGAGGTTGACTGGTAATTACCATCTAGCGAAAGGGAATACCATGAGAATCAAAACAGCACCCGCCCTCACCGCCGTCGAGGGACGGCGGAGAGGGGCTGGCCGACTTCCGGCAGCGTAACTCTAGCAATGGGAGGTGAGGTGATGAAGACCCCAGCACGCGAGCGGCCCACACGCTACCTGGTGTGCGAGCCGCTAAAGGGCCAGTATTCTGGACAGGTGGTAGCAGTTTTCACCGAGGAAGGCAAGGCTAAAAAATACGCTGCTGACTACGGATTTTATGTCAAGCGCGATACTATCGGGTGGGAGATCGGCAATATCGTATTCATTCCGTTTTGCGGTTAATTGCGGCCAAGCCGGCAACTCGCCCGCAGAGTGGAGCGGGAGGTTCACCACTAGCGAAAGGGAAACCGATGTTGACTATTAGTAATCACGGTTACGGGTATTCGATACTGGTATCGTGCCCTGGAATGGGAGCCAGAGGCTTCCGAGTACAATCTAAGACACTTTCGGGAGTCCTAGAAGCAGTAAAACACTACTACGACGGGGCACATTGTAACAAACCATGCAGAAAATGTCCGCTGTGCCAGAAGGCAAACAAAACAAAGCAGTGAACAGTAACCACCACTAGCGAAAGGGAAAACGCGATGAGTAACAAACTGCAACACATCGTAATTTCTGGGAACCCCATTGAGGGAGGCTTAGTATTTTGGGGACCATTTGAGTCGGCCGATGAAGCTGTAAAGTGGGCTGACTGCAATGGAAAAACAGACTTGACCGACGAAACATGGTGGGTGACTTCACTCGAAAGCCCACTTTCTGAAGACGAGGGCGATTGACCGCCACCACTATCGTGAAAATCAACGCCCGCCCCGCCCTCACCCGCCGTCGAGGGACGGCGGAGAGGGGCTGAGCCGACACCCGAACGCCAAGGGCTTTATTCGAGTTGACTGGAGGAAAACCCCCAACTGAAAGGAGCTGTGATGTCCGCTGCAACCTCCGCCCCCGCCGCCCCGGCCTGGAGCAATGCCTCCGGGCGACAGACCTGGCCCAATGAGGCGTTCTGGATCTGCGTGCAGACCGGAGTGACCCCCGTGGCCATAGGGATGCCCGGGGACGCAAAATCCATGACCACCTATGCTTTCGGAAATGCGGTGGATCGATCCCTCTACACCCTGATCGGCGGTCTGCGTGACCCCGCCGACATCGGTGGCTATCCCTACCCCGCCAAGATCGGGGTCAATGGCGATTCCCGGGACGTGATGAAGATCATCCCGCCCGAGTGGGCCGCCGCGTGCTGTGACGAGTCCAGAAAGTGGATCATCTTCCTGGACGAGCTGACCACCATTCCCCCGGCCGTCCAGGCAGCCATGCTCAGGATTCTCGTCGAGCGCTACGTGGGAGACCTAAAACTCCCCGAAGACACCTGGATAATGGGCGCCTGCAATCCTCCCGACCAGGCGGCCAACGGGATCGAGTTCTCTCCCCCAATGGCGAATCGTTTGTATCACCACCAGTGGGAGCGGGATACGGATGCCGTGCTGGACGGCTATGCCAACGGGCTCAAGTTCGGCGCGCCGCAGTTTCCCGTCCTCCCGGACGACTGGGAGCAGCATATCGTGGGGATCGGTGGACTGGTTTCCGCGTTTCACCGCCACCTGCCCGGCCGACTGAGCCAGTTCCCCGAGGATCGGATGCAGCAGGGCGGCCCGTGGCCGAGCCCCCGGACCTGGGAGTACACCATCCGGTGCATGGCTGCGGCGCGTAGCGTCAACGCAGAGAAGGGGATCTCCCTCCAGCTCGCCCGCGGCTTGGTAGGCGAGGCCGTGGCCCTGGAGTTGTTCCAGTGGCTGGAGAACCTCGATCTCCCGGACCCCGAGGAGCTGATCCAGAAGGCGCTGGACGCCCTCAGCTCCGGTAATCCGATGGACTACCATCACCCCGACCGCCCGGACAAGGTGATGGCCATGATGGCGGGGATCAACCAGGCGGTGATCTCCGACAACACCCCGCCGCGATGGGAAGCGGGGATGCACATCCTCTACCTCGCCTCCCAGCAGGCGATGGACGTGGCCCTGGCGTGTGCGAAGCCCCTGGCTTCGGCCATGCCGCAGGGGGCCAAGTGGTCCGGTGAGTTCCTGAAGGAACTCTTCCCCCGCATCGACCGGGCCCTCCGTGGAACCCCGAGTGGGAGGAACTGAACATGCCAGGCAGCAAAGCCTACCGTCAGCGCCGCAGTAAGCAGAAGGCTGCGGCCCTGCGCGACCTCCCCGTGGGGACGGTGATCACGATGAAGAAGTACGACAGCGCCAAGTGGCGTGGGCTCCTGGAGGCAGAGGGCCACACCAGCAGCGCAGTAGCCAACGGGATCACCGGGCTGGGGGCGACCCTGGCCCACAAGTGGTTCCAGGAGCGAAAAGACGAGGACAGAGCCGAGGTGGTTAAGGTGCTAGAGGACCGTAAAGCCTCTGGGGGCAGTGCCGCATTAGAAAGGAGGGAGAGATGAAGCGCACCAGTAAACCGGCCAAGCAGTACCCCTTTGGGCTCTGCGAAGCCAGGTATCGCACCAACGTCTATGCCCCGTACCTCTACAGCCACGTAGCGTCGCTCATCCCGGTCGAAAGGCCGGGCATGGGGACGCTGGCCGTGGACGAGTACATGAGGCTCTATTACGACCCCGCAGTATTCGCAGAGCGGGAAATCGACGAGTGCTCGGGGATGATCCTGCACGAGGCCCTCCACGTCCTCCTGCGCCACTTCGAGCGGGCCGAGGCGCATGTGGGGGCCGCTGCCACGGAGGGGGATTGGAAGCGGTGGAACATCGCCGCGGACCTGGTGGTAAACCAGGTAGTCCGGGAGTGCAGGGTTCCCATCGGCAAGGACTGGCTGATCCCCGAGAAGTTCGGGCTGGAGCCCAACCTCTCGGTGGAGCAGTATTACGACCAGCTCCCCCAGCAGCAGGGAAAGCCGAAGCCCGGGAGCGGAGAAGGCAGAGGCGGCGGAGAGGGAGGCGGCCAGGATGTCTCCACAGAGCCCTCTGAGCCTCCCGAGCCTGGGAGGCAGGGAGGGGGCAGCGGGGCCGATGGCCGGAAACGCCCCTGGGATGACCCTCCACCGGATCAGTGCGACACCCCCGGCATGGATGCCTTCAACCGGGAGATGTTGGAGCGTGACGTCGCCCAGCGGGTCGAGGGGGCCTCGGGGCGGGGCGACGTACCGGGCTACTTGACCCGGTTCGCCCAGCAGAAACTCCACCCCACCGTGGACCCCTGGAAGGTTCTCCCTTCCCTGGTCCGGTTCGCTGCTCACCACGAGAACGGCCGAGGGGACTATACCTGGAAGAAGTTCCCCCGGAGGTCCCCGCCCGGTGGACTGCGACTCCCTGCCCAGCACAAACCGATGCCCCGGGTGGTCGTGGGCGTGGATACCTCGGGGTCGATGGGCACCGCCGACCTGGAGAAGGGACTGGGGCTGATCGCCCAGGGGCTCAGGAACGTCCCCGCCGAGGGGCTGACGGTGGTGGCCGGGGACACCTGTATCCGATCCACCCAAAAGGTCTTCCGCGCCCAGGATGTCAAGCTGGCGGGCGGCGGGGGCACCGATATGGGGCGGCTGATCGAAGAGGCGGCAAAGCTCCGCCCGGCCCCCAACGCAATCATCGTGGTCACCGATGGAGACACCGGCTGGCCCAGGCACCGTCTCCAGCCCGCCGTGGTGGCGTGCCTCACACGAAAGCATCGCGCCGATCGCGTACCGGACTGGATTACCAAACTCGTGATGGAGGATAAGTGAGATGACCGTCAGTTTTTCCGCCAACAAGAAGTTCAAGGAGTTCATCGTATCAGATTCCCTGCTCGACGAAGCGATAGACTGGATCGCGGAGAATCTGAAACCCGAAGATGTGTTTGGTGAATCGGAGCTGGAAACGTGGGCACTGGACAATGGGCTTCATTACGAGGAGGAATGAAATGAGTAGCTGGAATTCCCCAAAGGTTCTATTCCGAAACGCTATGGTATCTGACGCGCTCCTTGCCAAGGCCATGACGTGGATCGGAGAGAACATGAAACCCGAGGACGTGTTCCCGGAAGACAAGCTGAAGAAATGGGCCGGGGATCACCTCATCTGCCTGATCTCAGAGGAGAAGCAATGATCGAAACCATCTACTGCGTGACCAGGATCTCCACGGGGATCAATGTGTACGCGGGGCCTTCCGTAGGGGAAGCCTCGCTGCACCTGATCCCCGGGACGGTCTGGGCACAGGGGCTCTCTACGGAGATTGCCCAGGAAAGAGCCAAGCTGCGGGCCGAGCAGGCGCGCACTATACCCGGCGGCTGGGAATTACCGCCGAACCTAAGAGCACGGATCGACAAGGTCCTTGGAAGCGGAGAGCGGAAACCCGAACCTCGAAAGGAGGATAGTGATGGCCAAGATGGAGTGGACCGAGTCGGAGAGGGCGATGTGGACCAACCGGATAGCGTCTCTGCTGGTGGTGACAGCCAAAGCTGACCACAATCTCTCCGGGGAGGAGCGAGGAAAGGTAGCGGCCGAACTCGCTTTCATAACCTATCCCTCGGCCCTGGTGACGATTGCCGAGCAAGTTCTGGGGGTCAATGTGGGCGAACTGCTGGAGCCTGCAAAGCGATTCCTCAAGTCCAAGGACCCGAACCGCTGGGTGGAGAATATGTGCAACTTCTAACACGAAAGGAGTGAGCGATGACGCAAGTCAGGGTACAGGACGGCAAGGCCGTATGTCCGCAGTGCGGAAGCGAGTGCCTAGTCTACGCCTGCGACGTGACGCACTATGCTTACCTCGCGGTATCGCAGAGCGGTGAAGTCTATGGGCGCCCCCATCAGCATGAGAGCGAACCTTATGATCCGCGAGTAATCTGCAACGATTGCGCCTGGTACGAGGATCACACAGATATCAAGACTGGAGATTAAGAACATGGCCTGCAAAACCTGCGACCACACGATGCAGCGAGTGAACGGCGGCCTGCCCAAGGTCTTCTGGTGCCCGCGCTGCGGCACGCTGAAAACGGAGGGGGGAATCCCTGAGTTCGAGGAACCCAAGATCGTCAATCGTGCATTCTTGCTCTGCACCGCTGCCGCGGGCCTGGAGCAGTTTATCCGTTCCCTTCGAGAATGCTGGAAAGAATCATGCCCACAACTACCAGAGCAATCACGGGGTTCGAGGACCTGATCTGGGCTGCCCAGATCGCGGATATGAGCAGCGCCGAGTGCCTTGAATCCCGCTCTATCAAGAAGCACTACCAGGCGCTAAAACTCTTCGGGAGGCTCCACGACACGATCCCCGCGGCCATCGTCAAGGCAAAACGGCGTGCCAGGCGCCGCAGTAGGCGCTGGCCGCCTCCACTTCAGGAGCGACTAAGGTGCCGGCGACACCTGATCCCTCTAGGGCCAATGCAGGCGCGATGGGCCCTCGAAAGGGGCCGGGAGGCTTGTCCGAGGTATAAGAACTGGATTGCGGCCTGCGCTGGGCTTGCCGGGATAAACGGCAGTCCACTCATTGTTCTCACGCACAACGAGGGCAGGTACTCAAGCCGCTGCACGTACACCAAGTACATCTACCAGCCGTGCGTGGAGAGCTGGGGGTTCATCTCCCACCGGGGCCTCCGCTATCACTTCTACGGGGAGACCTACTTCTTTCCCCACCCCCACGGATACCGCTGGATCAGCTCTAACAAGGAGATCTACCTCCGCCGCAAAGCCGATCGCAAGTTGCTTGCCGTGAACGGCGACAATCTCGTCAATGCGGAGGGGAAGCGGCGGCCCCTCCGCTACCTTACTGCCTTAGTACGGGTGAATGGAGTGAAACCATGAGCAAACTACACCCCAAGGCCCGAGTCTTCGGCTACGTCCGGGCCTCAACCCTCGAACAGGTAGCCTCCCCCGAGAAGCAGCGGGAGCTGGTCCTGGAGCGAGCTACGCAGCTCTGGCCCACCGACCCCCGCACCGGCAAGGCCCTGGAGGTCTTTTTCTACTGCGACGAGGGCCGCTCAGCCACCAAGACCCGGTGGTATGACCGGAAGCGCCGACCCGAGTTGGCGAAACTCCTGGACGCGATCGAGCGCGAGGATCACATGTTTGTCTGGCGACTCGACCGGCTGGAACGGAGTATGCACGAGGGGATCAACTGCGTCCGGTTCCTGCTGGACCGCGGCGTGAACCTCCATATTCTCGATATGGGGGGCCTCTGCTTCGACCTGGACACGGTGATGGGCGGCATCTTCCTGGCGATCTACGCCGGGATGGCCCAGCTATTCAGCGAGCAGCTCTCCGAGACGATCAAGGCGGAGTACAAGTACCGCCGCGCCCACGGCCTGGCCATGGGCGTCAGCGGGGGCCCTGCCAAGCGGAGGGTGGCCATGAAAGGGCCTCCGCCCCCGGGGAGGAAGAACGGATGCGGCAAGCTCGACATCTGGGACGACAAGCAGTGCGCCCTGATCCAGGAGATCTTCCTCCGCTACAGCAGCGGCGAGGCGATGATTGCGATCGCCGAGGACTTCTACCGGAGGCAGGAGAGGAACAAAGAGGGGCGGCTCTGGTGCGCCCAAGCGGTCGAGAACGGCTACCACGTCTACCGGACCTACTCGCTCTACTCGGCTTTCTGGTGGCACGTCAAGCGCCTGGCCAAGGGCTCTGATCTATGGGATAAGCCAGCCACACCCGAGCAGGAGCAGGAGGCCAAGGATCTTCTGGCCGCCCGGAGGAGAGGGCCCGCCAAACGTCCGGGCATGGATAACCTCAACCGCTACCGGAGGATGTTTCAGTGAGCAGGTGGAAGTACGGGTGGATATTTGGCCCTACGGACTGGGATGCGGTGGTTGGCCTCAAGCCACACTATACTGCCATCGTAGCTCTAGGTGCCGCCAGGGGGGACATTGCCTACCGTGTCCGCTGGAAGACCGATATTGACTATCTGGCAGCCATCAACGCTAGCGGGATTTTCCGTCACTTTTCCAGGCTATGTGCCCTGGACGTTGTTGACCTTTGGGATCGGCCTCCCTCCGTAGAGAAGTACCTGCGCACTGGAAAGGATTGCTTCCGGGCCTCTGCCGCAAGAGCGTGCCTGCGCGAACCTTCTGGGCTCCTCCTACGCACCCCCAAGTTCGCACGGCTAGCGGCTCGCCGCGCCGTCTGCCCTACGCTATTGCCAAATGGAAAACCATACTACAGTTGCTCGGATGCCTTTGACGCTTCGGTGTTTTCCAGAGCATGTAATCAGACAATTACACGCGGGGCGCATGGTAAGCGCCTCCATCGCCTCCTTATGGAGGAATTGAGGGGCGTTAGTTGTGCTTCCGCCGCTTTGCCAGCTTCCGCAGGGTCTTAGCCAGGGCGATCCGCCGCTTCGTCTTGGCGCTGGCGTTCTTGGGGGGATGCGCTGTGTATTGGGCCACCGTCTTCCCCGCCCGCTTCGCCGTCCTGGTCAGGGCCCCGGGGTTTTTGATCGCCCCGGCGATCCAGTGGGTCTTGGCCATCACTTACCCTCCTTTTGTGACTGAAGGTCCTTTTGCCGGCGGAGTTCTGCCAGCTTGGCCAAGAGCTTACGTTTCTGGCTCAGCAGCTTAGCCGATTCCTTCCCGGCCGCCGTCTCCCGTTCCGACTTGACAACCCACTGGTAGGTAGACTCCTTGATCAGGGGGTCCTCCGCCATCAGCCGCTCCAGGGCCGACTTGAGGTCCCTGGTCCGCCAATACTCCGTGTCGTAGGTGGCCGTCTTGATTCCCGTAGTAGCGTTCAACAGCCGCTGCCAGTACGCCTTCCGCTCGTCGGCCAACCCGCGGAACTCGCTTACCACGCGCGAGCCCGGTGAGCGTGCAATGAGAAAGTCGAGGAGCCTGTTTCCGGTGATCGGTTCGAGGTCCGTCAGTTCCCTCCCGGTGAAGAATTGCTCGTTGAGTGCCGCCTCGGGGCCTGCCAGGAGCGCGGGGTGCAGGAACGAGGCGAACTTCTTGGCCGTCCGGGTGGGGCTCCCGACCACGATCTTGTTGAGGTCCTCGACCGGGATACCCGAGCCCCTGATGAAGTGCGCCGCCTGGGGCGTTCCGCCGATCCTCGCCGCGATCGTCTCCCGGAGGAAGCTGGGGATGTACTCGTCGTTGGGGTCCTGCCCCAGGCTGGAGTTCAGGGCACGCAGCGTCTGGGCTGTCCGGCCGCCGGGCCGGTCGATCAGCTTCGAGAGCGTGAAGGGCAGGTTGTTCCTGGGCCACTGGTAGAACAGCACTGCACGGGAGAGGTAGCTCCGCTCGAAGTGGCTCATGGCGGAGTAGTCGAACTGCGCCCGGGTGACGAGGTGTTTGATCTCGCTGGGGGTGTAGCCCTTCTTCAGCAGTGCCTCGGCGTAACCTGCCCGGTTGAGAAACTCGACCAGCTTGTAGGCCCGCTCGCCGGTCTCCATCGGGATATTGGTGGGTACACCCAGCCCCAGCGCCCTGGCCTCCGGGGTGGCCTTTCTCCAGCCGCGTTGAGCGAAGGGATCGAGCGCCGTGGGGATATTCAGGGGGCCGTACTTGGTCTTCCCCCCCTCCCTGATTGCCTTGATCGGGTGGAGGTATCGCTCCGCAACCCACTTCACCCCGCCCTCGGGCAGGCCGAATTCCTTGAGTGCCTCGGGGGTGAGCACGTCGCCGAGGTAGCCGACCTTGGTAAGTATCCCCTCCCGTTGCAGGAGGGCCAGGCTTTCCAGCTTCCCGCCCTTCTTCAGGAACTTGTACGCCGCGTAGTACCCCCGCAAGAGTTCCGGGAGACTCACATGGCCGTCGGACCAGGACTGGTACAATCCCGAAACGAGGTTTCGGGTGTGGGCCGCGATCCAGGGGGTAAAGAGCCAGCCCTTCCAGAGCGAGTTGACCTTGTCGACCAGCTTGCCGATCTCGGTCTGTGTCTGGGGCAGACTGGTCTGCATCAGGGAATGGAGCATCCGGTCGACCTTCGGCGCGACGCGGAGGTTGTCGATCGCCTCAGTGAATCGCTTGGGGTCCGCGAGTACGTCGGCTCCGATCCCCAACTGCTCTGCGTTCTCCCGGACAAAGGTCTCCAGCCCCCTGTCGGTCAGCACCCGGCGCCCCTTCTTCTTGCCGGGGTAGTGGACGCGGGTGTTCTGCCAGACTTCGCGGAGCGACTGCCAGGTGTCCTTGCCTCCCGGCCCCAACCCCTCGGCCGCCTTGCGAACGACTCCAGGTTGGCCCAAAAGATGGTGTGCGCTGCGAAGGGTCGACTCCCACTCGTGAATCGCCTTGGTGTACTCCAGGGCGTCATCCATGATCGCCTTATCAAAAATCCCACGCTCCCGGACGCGGGGGTCCATCCCCGAAAACCGCTTGACCATTCTCTCGATCTTCGGGGGAATGCGCTCCATGAAGGGCTCTTGATCAGCCGGAACCCGAGCAGGGACCCGCATCTCGTCGTCCGTCCATAACCGGACCTCATTCTCACGGTTGATCGGACTGCCTCGAAGGGGTCCGTCCTTGTAGAAGCGGGTGTTCCCAAGATCATCGGTGGCATTGCCGAGCGGATCGGTGATCTTTTTGTCCCAGGCATCGTGAAGCTGCCGCTTGATGTACTGGTGCCACATCAGGTTGCCTTGAAGATCCTCTAGTGTGGAGTTTTTGGGCATATCCACGCCGAGGTTCTTGAGGTCTTGGCGAATCGTGGCCTTCAGTGCTATCTTGGCCTCTTTGTCGAGGCCCTTCGTCCCCGTGAGCCTTGCATCATGAGCGATTCCGTTTATCGTCGTACTGCCGCCCGGAACGTCGCGGTAGATGTCCTTTCTCCGGGTGGCCGGTTGGAAGTTGGCACGTTCCCGGTACTGCTTCCCCTCCTTTCGTAACTGGGAGATCATCGACCTGGATCGGGCGGTGTGCTGGACGTAGAGATCCTCCAGCAATTCACCATGGCCCCCAAGGTCGAGAACCCTATGGTAACCCTGGTTCTGGAGGTCCAGGACCATGTCGATGTAGGTGTGGAGTTGCTGCGTCTGGCCGTCCAGCACTTCGACGAGCTGGTCCAGGGGAATGTTTTCGGGAATCTGCATTGACTCCCGGAACAACTGGGCGAACTGCTTTCCCTTGGGCATCCCGCTCTGAAGCTCGGCCAGGAGGCGGTTGAATCCATCAACCGCAGACGTGTCGCCCAGCCCCCCGTGGTGCTCGGCAATCTGAGCGAGATGCTTAAAGAGCCCCGCCGCCTTCTGGTCCATCTTCGAGCTGAGTTCCAGGACCAGGTCATCACGGAGCATCCTCTCGGCGTAGGCCAGGTCGTAGGCCCTGGCGATCCCACCCTTGCCAAACTGATAGACGCTCTTGGCACCCGAGGAACGGGAGAACAGGCCCCGCATCCATTGGATGGGACTGTAGCGCCCGTAGGCCGTGTGGTCGATCACCCAGGGGACGAACTTCGATCCCGCGCCGAAGGTAACAAACGGCTCCTTGGTCCCGGGGATTCGCAGTCCGACAACGCCCCGGACCCCTTGGCGAATCTGCTTCGAGAGCGCCGCCGGGACGGTTGGGGGGACTCGGCCGAGGACCTGCTCCCCCGCCTTGATCGCCTCGGAGCCCGCCTTGAACGCCTTCTGGGCCTCGCCCAGCGTCTTGGCGCTGGCAATCGCTTTGACCCCTACCTCTCCGCCCTTAACGGCGCCCTTGACCAACGGCAGCCCCGCCAGGAGCCAGAGGGGATCGAGCGCGACCTCGGTTCCAAACCCAGCCAGGTCCCCGAGGACGTCACCCCGGAACCCGGGCTTGTTCTTGCTCGCCAGGCCCAACTTGTGGAGCAGCTCGCGCCCGCTGTACTTCTTCTCGGTATCGATCCCCAGGGTTTCGGAGAAGGGGACAGCGTGGATGAGCTGTGAGGGGTCTCCCGTGGCCAGGAAGCCCCGTACCGCAGACCCCGGTTTGTCTAGCGACTCCCCGATATACTGCACACCGCCCAGGCTGGTACGGAGGATCTCCGAGAGGAGCCCATGTTCCTCCTCGGGGCTGAGATCCGCCTGGCTGGGAGCCTTGGGCAGCTTGATTGCCGCATTGGCCCCCCCCAGGGTCAGCTTGGGCAGTTTGGGTCGCGGAATAGTGGCCATGGGTTTCAGCGAAGCCCTTTACGGCATACACTGTGCTTGGGCATGAAATTTTTGGAGGTTACACCCATGCGGCACGTTGTTTTCGGAATCCTGGGGGCCGTCGCGGTCGTTGTGACCTACGTGCTCCTGGTCTACGTGATCGGTGTACTGTTCTTCGATTACCCCTTGCGCCCTTGGTTCATGGGTTGAGCGCACTTAGGACCCCAGGAAGTCGCTGCCAGATATTGCGGTGTTGCGCAACTCGCTTTTGCGTCAGCGCAATTTGATTCAGGATTCGCTTGGCGTCCTGATCACCACTGCGGGCCATCTTCTGGACCTGGCTCAGAATCTTCGAGGGGATGTTCATCTTGGGGATCGTGGGATCGCCGCGAACCAGCCTCGGAACGATCGTCAGCCAGTCGAGAGCTTCGCTGGGGAGAACCGTCCCGGGCCCGGCTCCAGCCTGGTATTTCTCGTATTGTGGGTAGGCATTCGCCACCAGATTTTGAAACTTCTGTATGGCTCCAGGCTTGAACCGCCTATTGGCCTCCTGTGTTAGCTGCTTCTCGTCTCCGCCGAGTGCTAATCCTTGGCTGATGAAGTCCTCCTTCGTGTTGCTCTTACCAGCAAGATCGTCAAGCTCTAGCGAGGTGAGCTTAACGCCCTCACCGATCGCGCCTGCCAATCCGGAGGCTGCTCCGGCGGCAGCGCCCTGGATCGAGGCTATTAGCTGTCCAACGACCTGCCGGGGAAGGCTCCCGGCCAACGGTCCCGAGAGGATCGTAGCAATCGCGGCGTCTGACTGGGCCTTAGCGGCAGCTTTCTGTTCCGCCTCGGCTGTCTTTGCGGCGGTTTCCGTAGCGACTTGCTGCTGACCGAGGGCTCCGAAGTAAGCCAGCATCTCGGCCGGCGATAGTGGTTTGTCGTTCTCAATCTTCTTTTCGATCATCGCCATGGCCGGGGTGATGTTGCGTCCCTGGCGTTGTGCGGTGGCTACCCGTTGCCGGATGTCTTTGGCGACGTACATCCCTGCGAACTCCGCACGCCGGGACTCGCGACGTTCCTTCGCCTTGGCTTCCGCAGCTAGGGCTGCTTCGGCCCCCGGGCGTCCCCCGGAAACCAGGGACGCGGTCCCGGCATCGTAGCGTGGACCCTGGTCCCAGACTGTCCTGAACGATCCCGGATAGGGAGCGGTGCCTCCCGCTGCGATCGTGTCCCGCCAGTTCCTCATCGCTGCGGCGTACTCCTGGATGTTGGCGGCGTCTGCCGCAGGTGCGGCGTAACCCAGGCTTTTCCCGGGCTCAAGCGTAGACTGGACGGCCTGCTGCTCGGCAAGTCCAGGCGACGCTGCGGAGATCGCCGCGGCCAACTCCTGTTGTGGGGTCGGTGCAGCCTGCGCGGTGAGCCTCTCCAGCCCCGGGGTCGGCCGGGAGTACGTCCCCGCCGCGAGGTGCCGCTGGTAGGAAACGGGGTTCTCGATCATCGAGGCCACCGAGGGCGCAGCCTGCTGAGCTAGGGGCCTGGTGACGGAGGCGACGGGACCGAGGGGGCTGGTCCGTCGAGCCGCCATGTTGGCGCCGATCGATCGCAGATCCGTGCTAAGCTGCCGGAGGCTGGCGAGCTGTGCGGCCTGGCCGGAGGTCATCCCGGCGGCGACGGCAGGTACTGCGGGCGGGGTTCCCTGCCATCCAGCCATGGCTGCCCGAAGGTCGCTCGTCGGAGTGTACGTGGCTGCCGAAGAAGGAAGGGCGAGAGGCTGCCCGGCGCGGGAGCGGGCCCTTACTCCCGGGAGCACAGAGGCCGCAGCGGGGCCCGCCACTGGTCCCGTCCAGGCTGCGATCATCTCCGGGGTGATGTTGTAGGGGGAGGTAGGCGCTGGCACGGGGGCCGGGGCCTGTGTGAGCGGGTACGCTGCCTTGGTGGTCGGCTTCATCCCCATCCACTGGGCGATCCCGAGGCGTGCCTCTTCGAGTGCTGCCGGCGTGACATATGCCTTCTGGGCTGCGGTGATCGGCCGCTTCTTCTTCTTTGGGACGGTCCCTCCCAGTCCGGGGAACGCCTGGTTGAGACCCGCCTTAAAGTTGCTGGGCATCACACTCTCCTTTTACTTCAGGGACACGGTGAGGTGACCGTCTCCGTCATCGACCACGTTGAAATCTGCGATGTCGAACGTCAGGTGCATCGTTTGGGGGTAGGTATGCACCGTGGGGCCAGGGGCAAGGGAGGGATCATCCCCCATCACGCTGAGATTGTTCGGCACCCCGATCACGTAGTATTTGCTCTCCCTCATCAGCCAGCGGCAGTAGACGAACTGGTCCTCGTTGGCCTCGAACCAGTAGTATTGAGGCACCGTGGGGGGCTCGACGGATTCCGTCCACTCTCGGGGTAGGTTGTAAACCTGGCAGTAGGGTATGTCTCCGCTCCCGTAGTTGGCCGTCCAGTTGATACCAAACGGATCGAATCCACCGAAGGTCCTGTGCCCGATCGATGGAAAGGGCCAGGGGTCGAAGACGGCCACCCAACAGCTATCCCCGTCGGAGGGCGGCGAGGAGTTGTAGTGCGTCAGGCTCTCTCCGGAGAGAATGATCCCGATGAAATCGCCCGGGGTCTGCATCCAGAGGATCTCCCAGTGGGCATTGTACGGGCTGTGGACCAGCGGATCGTCGGGAATCCAAGCCAGACCATAGGCACCCACATCCATCGCGCCTGTGTCTGGGTGTGCAGGATTTTCCATCTTGCTGTGGCAGCGCATGGTGTCGACGACTTTGATCGTCTTGTCCTCGATCCCCGTGAGGTTGCCCAGCGCCCCCTCGGCCCAAGAGAGGAAGTAGGCGTCCGCGGTGCCGGAGCCATTCTGGGGAAGAAGCAGCTCGTCGACCATCTCGAACCGGCAGATCCTCCTCTTGAACGGGGAGCTGAGTGCCGTGCCCTTGAAGTCGGTGACCGATCCTGCGCCGCTCCACTTGCGGTCGATCGCCTCCAGGATCTGGGCGTCCCGCTCGGCGGAAAGCTCATCGCCCTGGACGACTCGGCGGATATGGTCGGTGTTGCTCATGGATGGAGATAGGTAGCCAGGGGGTACTGAATATATTGCGTGCCGTCGAGCAGGTAGACCGGCTCCCAAGCCTGCGTGTCCTGCCGCCAGTGATAGTTCCAACTCCAGGGCCGGTATCGGTAGTAGCAGGTGAGGTTGTAGGTCCGCACGTTTCCTGTGGTCAGCGTGGCCTCGATCGTGGGCGGCTGATAGAGCAAGGTCTGCGGGGGGAAGCTGCTCCAGAGTCCGTAGGTCCAGAAGGTGTTTGTGTTGCAGGTTCCGATGTTGGACTGCACCCAATCCGGGAAGGCCATGATGTTCAGATACTTCACCACGTACTGGAACGTGTAGAGCGTGTGCGTCGGGCTCTCGCCCTCCCTCAGAAGCGTGCCTCCCGACCATTGGAAGATCGAGTAGTCCCGCTTATACATCTCCGTGTCCGGCCTGATCCACTCGGCTACCTTGATCCCGCCCAGGTATCCGATGGTCTCGGTGTTGTAGCGGATGGTGATTTCCGCTTCGAGATAGGTAGCCCGCTCAATGATGTACGTTCTGGGATCGCCGGGGCTGCCGCTTCGAGGGTTGTAATTCTCCTTGCCTTGCCTGGCGACCGGCACCGTGGAGATCGAAGAGACCCAGGCGTCCGGGGGCCCTTCGTCGTAGGGGTACATGTTGTTAGGGTAGGTGTCGATCCACAAGATGAAGTTGGTTCGATCCGCCCAGGCAGTGCGGACCCGGCGTACCGCCTCGAACTTCCCGTTCTGCCAGTTCGACTGGGGAAACCCGTTGACCTCGTAGTAGTCCACGGGGCACTCGGGAACGGGGTTCAAGGGACTGGTCGGTGTGAGATACGTCACGGGCCGTAGACTCCTACCGAGTTGTTCTTCTCTTGGATAGCCTTCAAGGTCTCTTGGCTCTCCTTCAGAGTGTCACGGATCTCAGTCAACAGCTGGATCATCTGCTGGTCGGTGCTCCCCAGCCCGGCGCCTCCGCCTCCACCCGCCGCGGGTTCAGCCGCCCCACGTAGTCCATCCAGCGATCCGATCACCCAGTCCGAGATGTCCTGGGAGTCTCCTCGCCTGCGGGAGAGCCGCCTGCTCTTGGCGATTGCCTCCTGCTCCTCGCGGGTCTGGTCGATCTCCCGACCCGCCTGATCCCAGAGGTCTCCCGCCTTACTCCAGAGGTCGTCAAACCACTCTGCCATCATTCATCCTATGCCGCTGCGGTTCCCCACTTCAGTTCGCCCGCCGGGTTGTAGATCGATCCCTTCACGTCGCCGCTGGTGGTAGTAAGCCCACCGCTGACTACGGCAATCACGTTCTCGGCGCTCTCCACGTTGGCGCCGAACTGCGCGATCTCCTCAATCAATCCCCACCGCAACTCCCAGAAGGTCGTGGAGGTAACGTAGAACTTCAGCATCCCCTCGTCCTGGAGCGTGGGCAACTGGGTCGTATCGGCGGGGTTGTCTACGTAGACCCCGTACCTGAACCTGGCGTCGAGGTTACCCGGATTGCGCTGCACGCTCCCCGCCGTGTTGGTGTGGACGTAGGGCCTGTTCCGCGAGGCCACCAGGAAATCCCAGAAGTGCAACTGGGGCACGTCGGTTCCGTCGACGGTCTGCGACGTCCCCCCGAGAGCTACCTTTCTGCCGATCGATTGAAAGGCCGCGACCGAGGTGTCGTCCACCAAGGGGGTGGAGCCCACGTCGGCGGCGAGCTTCAGTGATCCATCGGCGCTGAAGTCCACGCGGTATTCGATCTTGGTCCCCTGCCGAATAGGGCAGCGGATCAGGATCGAGTCACAGATCGCCGTCCCATAACAGCCCTTGGTCCCGTCCGTGGTCCCCTTGAACGCGAAGCTGTCGCCCGGGAAGACGCTGGGAGTGTGTCCGTATCCCAGGTAATATCCCCTCCAATCCGTGTTCCCCGGGATGCGGTGCGTCCCGCCCTGGGTGTTGGTTGCCACCTCGGCATCGACCAGGCCGCGATAGGCGATCTCCCAGCGGCGGACGGTGCTCTCTGCACTGCCGTCGAGGTGGATCACCGCGCCGATTCCAGAGACGATTCCCATCAGGCCCCTACCGCAATGTCGCTGGTGGTGAAGTCAAGCTGGGTCTCGCAGGCCCAGACGCATACCCAACCCCGGATGCCCCGGCTCATAGGGGTCCCCAGGGTATCCCGGCTAGCCAGGGGGCGGCAGAGGGTCACGAATCGTTTCTCCGCCCAGGTCAGGACCGAGAAGTGTGTCTCCCAATCCTCCATGGCCCGGTAGGTCTCCCATTCGATGTCCATCAGGTTGGCAAACAGCTCGCTGCCGCTGGTGACCCGGATCTCCCAGCGGACTACCAGGGAGGACCCGCTGCTGGTCTCCTGGAGATGGGGTCGCATCGAGGAGGCGACGACCTCCATCTCAGGCGTCTTTCCCTCAGTCACCACATCGCGGGGAGGAACGCGGGTGCTGACCGTGTAGTCGACCTGATTCGGCGCAGTCACCAGCCCGGTAGCACCCAACAGATCCGAATTGGCGCGGAGCATCGCCCAGATCTTCTCGTGGACCAGTCGGATTGGGTTGGTGGTCGCCATTCATCTCGACCTACGAGGCGTAGTCTTCGTCGATCATCGCCATGGCAAAGGCGCCGGTGGCCGGAGTGTCGGTCCCACTTGCCGTGGCGTCGATCACCACGGTCAACACGTCGCCATCCGCCAGGGCCGTCACGGTCAGTGTCCCCGTAGCCTCGCCCAGCGCCCCGGTGGCTGCGTTTACGGTGACTGGGGCGGAGAGCATCGTGACCCCGTTCTTCTGGAGATCCACCGTGAAGGTGGAGACTCCGGTGGGCGCGGTGACCTGGGAGCAGGTGAAGCTCTTGAGTATCCCCGTGCTGCCCTGGACGATGTGGATGATGATCGTCTCGTCCGCCACGGTCCCACTCTGTTGAGCGGTAGCCGGGAACGATCGCTGTGATTTGGACGCCGCGATCGCCGCCGACGCCGAGATGGCAGCATTGGTGATCGAACCTGTCGGGTAGGCGATCTCGGTGGCCCCAAGGAAGGCCCCGATCACCACGAGGTCCCCGTTGATTCTCGTCACTTCGGACATGCTTGTCTCCTTGAGAGATTAGCTCATCGCGTCGATCTTCCGTCGCCCCGTGCGGAACTCTTCCAGGGTGTGTCTGATCGACGATTCCAGATAGGTGAAACGGTGCCCGGGGGCCCCGCTGCGGGGGTCGAAGTCGATAGTGCCGCTGGCCTCGTACAACCAGATCCCCGCCAGGGTTGCCTCCCAGTTGGTCACCGTGTCCGGGACCGCCCCCGAGGCATCGGCCAGGGGTATCGTGTAGTGAGTCTCCCGTGCCAGGTCGTTGATATGGGCGTAAGCGATGCTCCGCGCCAGCAGTTTGCGGGCCGTCATCTTGGCAGCGTCGGCGTCCCCGTCGAGGTCCGCCCACTTGTCGACGCTCTCGTTCCCGAAGACGGCCACGATGTCGCTGTCGGCGCTGTAGGTTGCCATTACTCCACCACCTCCCGGTCCTGTGAGTCGGCCATCCTGCCGGCGATCACCGGGCCAATGTGCATCACGCTGGGCCCCAGGGTCCGGCAATCCGCCTGCCTGGCTACTCGCAGGGCCTCTTTCCAGAGGGCGATCAACTCGCCCTTCTCTTTCAGGTTGACGGCGATCGCGTAGTTCTTCGCGGCGCAGGCTACGAATGCGTTCCAGGCGCCCGGGGCGACATCGATCGGATCGGAGACAACGTACTTCACTCCGCTACGGCTGGTGGCGATCACATTGTCCAGGGTGAGCGAGGTCGTGGACTCCACCGATCGGATCACCCGCTGCTCCACCCAGGGATTGAGCCCCTCCAGTCCGGTCGGGATCGTCGTGCTGCTGGAGACCCGGAAGATCGAGTTCACCATCCCGGTCTGGAAGGAAGTACCGCTTCCCGTGACCGTGTAGGAGTCCGCCGTCACCGCTACCGTGCCCGCAAAGTTCGGAGCGTCGTGCCCCGTGTACCGCAGGTCCCGCAGCCGCCGTCGGTAGAGGAAGTCGATGGGCTCGGTGGTGTCGCTGGGGGGGGCCACGTAGATCGCCTGCGTCCCGATCTCGTCCTGCGTTGGTCCGATCGCGTAGAGGTTGATGTCACCCGATGACGTGAGGTATTTCTGCCGGGCGATCATCTCCTCAAAGGGGATCTCTCGGCCCAGTCGCCAGGCCGTCTCCTCGTAGGTGCGGACCATCCCGGCGAAGTCGGCGGGCAGGCGATACCACCTGGGGTAGAGACTGTAGGTCGTGCCCGCTGCAATGTCCTGCCCCGGGTTCATCACGGAATCGAGCTGGAGGACTGTATCCGTCTTGACCTCCTGGACGTCGCAGACGGTCGTTCCGATCCTGATCGCCGCGCTGATCGCCCAGGTCGGCCAGGTGGCGGTAGCGTGGGTGAGCGTAACCTGCCTCTCGCAGGTGGCACCTCCGGTGTGGTCGTAGGCCACTGTCCCATCGGTCTGGGCTGCCCGTAGCAGGACGCGACCGTTCTCCTGGAGAAAGGACCAACCGAAGCTGGCGGCGATCTCGTCCCGGGCCATGCGGATCGCCCGGCGGATCGTGGGCTGGGGCGCGGAGCGTCCGTAGGGCGTCGCCAGGTCCGTCAGCGCGTCGATCGCGTCACCGTAGGTGTAGGCTTCGGGAAGTGCCATGACCGCTCCTAGTCAAACTGCTTTCCTCGGGCCTTCTCCCGGACCCCCTCGGTGATCTGGGCGACCTCCTTGGGTGTCACGTCTCCGCCGTGGGCCTCCACTACCTCCGCGACCCGATCCTGGACGATGTCTTCGGCGACCTCGTAGCGTCTCTTCTCCGGCGGGGGGAGGTCGGGGGCGGGGGCGTGGACCAGGCCGTTCACCCCGCGTCCCTTGGCGGCGGCCAGGGCCTTGACCTCCGCCTTCGATCCCACCCAGGCATTCAGCTCCGGGGCCCAGAACTTCCCGCCGATATCGATCCCCTCCCGCTTGGCCTTGGCCACCCGCTGCCTGCGGGTCTTCTCGTCCAACCCAAAGCCCAAGTCGCTGCGGTTGGCCATGAAGCTAGTCTCGGTGCTCAGGTTGGGGCAGGGGAATAGCCACTGCATCTTTGACTCGCAACGGACGCATCGCATCGAGTCCCGGCGCCGCCGCATCTCCTCGACGGACTGGAACGCCTCGACGAGGTGCCCACATCCGGTGCATCGGTATCGGTAGGTCGGCATCAGACTTCTCCTTCAGCGCCTTCCTCTTCCTGCCCCGCCGGACGGAAGCCCTCGGGGATCATAAACTTCGTCACGTCGATTCCGTGGGCCTCCCCCATCATCTCCATCAGGGCGTTGAACGGCCCCGGCAGGCCCTGCAAGGCCAGTGCCACCAGGGGCTGGCCCAGGGTCTGGATCGTCTGCTCAACGTCGGCGAGGTCCTTGGCCTTGTTCTGCCGTCGGGCCTGCCCTGCCTCAACTCGGCAGGCGTATTGGGCCGCGGCCGTGAAGGGGTCCTCGGTATAGACCAGCTCCAGCCACTTCTCCGTAAGTGGGCCGAAGATCGGATTGGGGTCGTTCTCTGCTGGCAACTGCTCGCCGAAGATCGGGGCCACGACGGTATGATCCACCATCTGGCGGGCCATCTGCTGCTCTTTTCCGGCGGCGGCGGAAAGCCAATCCTCCGTGGCGTCGGCGTAGTCATCGGGGCGTGAGCTGACGTGCGACTCCAGCAGCGCCGCCTCCTTGGCGGATCGCAACTGCGTCTCGCCCTGCGACCCATAGAGCCTGGGGTCGAGCCCCGTGGCCCGTTCGTAGGCCCGCTCGACCATCGCGGCGATCGTCCAGAGGTCCTCGTTGGTTTTAGGGAACTCCAGCATCTTGAAGAACCTATCGAGTTCCAGTCCCGGCTCCCCATCCACGGGCACGAGCGTCAGATCGTTACCGGCCTCGATTGCATCCCTTGCCGCCTGTTCCAGGGCCTTAGCCACGAACCCGATGTTGCGGCTGGTGATCGCGATCCGGCTCATCGCGAACGAATACAAGTGGTCCAGGTAGACCTGCATCGGCAGCCCGGGCTCCAGCGGGGACGTCGCCCAGGGGTCTGCCTGGTGCGGGTAGAAGTCCAGGGCGCTGTAGGGCCAGGGATTCTCCGACATATCGGCCCAGAAGGGGATCGGCCAGCGGAGCCGGTCCCCGATCTCACTGATCGGCTCATCGAGCAAGGTCAGATTCGCGGGATTGAGATTCAGCGGGAACGGTACGCCGTCCATTACCATCAGGTGGATATGGCGTCCTATGTCGTCGAGAATGTCGCCCAATCGTTTCAGTGCATCGTCGCTGCGATCGAGCCAGTGCCCGATTCCCACCCTGGAATAGACCTCGTAGCATCGGCAGACGTCGCGGTCCTCTTTTCCGGTCCCGCCCCCGCTGGCCTTTCTGAAACCGGACTTGGCTACGCCGCGGAGATACTCCCGCGGCAGCCCGGAGATCTCGGACAGCTTCCAGACGCTGATGTCCCGGCCCCGCATGATGAATCCCGCATCCTTGGGCCTGATGGCATCGCTGTCGATCAGGAGATTATCTACCGACTCGAATTGGCTGGAGGGAATCAGCCCCGCCGCCGAGTCTACCATCTCGTGCCAGAGAATCCCTCGCCCCTTAACGAACGCCTCGGGTAGTGCAGTGCGGGCCTCCCGCTTGAGCCCGAACTCGTTGACCGTGTAGTTCAAGAACCACTCCAGGAGATACGCCCCCAGGAGGTCTTGCTGATCGATCGCCTGCCGCAGCGTAGCTGCCTGCGGGACCATCTGTTGGAGTTCTAGGGAGAGGGCCGGGCGCCGCGGGGTGACGCGGCGGTGGGGCAACTGGCTCAGGACCCAGGGGACCAGGATCGCCACGGCCTCGGCGGACTTGCTGATCCTGCTCTTGTAGAGCGGTTTGCGCGCGTTGGCAAAGGCTAGGTCACCTTCCCCTTCCAGGTAGAGTTGGCGGTAGGACTTTCCCAGGAAGTCCCAGAGGCGGCGCGCGGTCTTGCCAAACTTGGCCTCCTTGGACTCTTCGCAGATCTCGATCTGCTTCAGCCAAAGCGAAGTAATCGACTGGAGAAATCCCTGGATGTCCATAGGTCAAGTCCGGGGGTGACTATTGGGCGATCACCGGTTCTGGTCGGGTGCTCTTGGGGGGGCGTCCCTTGCGCTTTGGCGCGGGGAGGTCAGCGGCCTCGGCAATCTGCGGAGGATCTTGCTTCCGGAGTGGCTTGACGGCCTCCCTCGCTTTCGCCTCCTCTAGTTCCTGCGTCAGTTTGTCGAGGTCCTCGCGGAGGTGGATGATCTCCAGCTCCCTGGGCGCGATGTTGAACACCCCGGACTGGTTCCTGTGGAAGTGCTCAAGCTCGTGGTCACATCGGGGGTCGCCCTCGTACCAACAGTTTCGGCGCATCCCGAGCCCGGTTCGGGTGATCGTGCAGATGTCGGCGCACTCGTTCTTCGGGTCGATCACGATCCCCAGCATCCGGTCGCTCCGGCTGGGATCGTTGCTCACCTCGACGAACATTCCCATTCTGATGTCGGGATAAACGAATTCCTCCCTCATTGCAGATTCTCCTTCAGCTTCAGCCCATTTCGATCATCGAACTCGCCTGGCTGGAAGTGGCGGCACGACGGCGGGCGTGGACCCGTCTTGAGTTCTTGTATTGCCAGTAGACTTCCGCCCCTCGCGGGTCCTCGACGATCTTCGGCGCGAAGTAGCGGGGCTCGAAGGCGGCCAGGTACTCCAGGCAGACCAGCAAGTCCTCCTGGAAGCGATTCCACTTAGGCTTGGCCCGCCGATCCGGGTTCTGGAGGTCCATGTGGGCGAAGCGGACCTGATCCTCAAGCTCGGGAATCGCTCCCCGGGCTACCTGGAGTTTGCAGGTCCCGGAGAACGGACCATGCTCCCTGATCGTCAGCCAGGTCTGGAGCGCGGTCTGCCTGCCCGGCTGATCTTCGCTGCCCGCAAAAAACCCGTAGAGAGGTCCCTCCTGGATGAACCGCACACCCTCGTCCTTCAGGGCGCTGAAGTACGCGGTGGCTACGTTGACGGTCTGGCTTGACATCCCCATCGAGCGCTGCTTGCCCGCCTTGGTGTCGATGATCCCCGCCTGGAACTGCTCGTGGCGCGCGGCAATCCGCTGGGCCCAGGTCGCCGGGTCGCCGTTTTGGAGATCGAAACCGTCGTAGACCCAAACGTGGGCCTCCTGGGGATCGACCGCCGCAAACAGCGTCCCGCAGTGCCGGGTCCCGGGGTCGAGGATCAGATAGCGGCACCAGGTATCCGGGATCTCCATCGGCTCGTAGCCGTGGATCGTCTGGGCATCGAAGTTGGGGTAGCACCGCATCCCGGCCAGAGTGTACTCGCCGTAGTAGCGGACCCTCCGGTCCTCGGGGCTCAGGGAATCGTGGAAAGCCTGCTTCTCCTCGTCGGGGACGTAGGGGTTGTCCTTGATCAGGGCCTGGAAGGCGTCCACCCGCGCCGATCCGGCATCGGCCTGCTCCCGCATCCGCAGCAGCTCGGGGTTGGTGGTCTGGGCGGTAGCGGACCAGATCCCTCGGGGGCGCTGATCGACCGGCTCGTCCAGGGCCACCAGTCCGCGGCGGATCTCCGTGAGGAACATCGGGTTGAGGAGTTCCTCATCGAGCAGGGCAAAGTGGTAGTGGTCGCCTTGGGGGGGGACGGACTTCGAGGAGTGGAAGTGGATCTGCCATCCGGTCGCGAACTTGGCGAAGGAGGGGATTGCCCTGGCCCGATCCTCCCAGGCGATGTTACCCCTGATCATCCTGGCGGGGATCAACGGTGGACCGTCCCGCCACTTCTCCCGGTACGCCTCGTCGTAAGGATCGAGATGGAGGGGATCGTTGGGGTCAGGGCGAACTGCCCGATAGAGCCCGTTGATCTCGTCTCGGATGATCTTGAAGGCGCCCGGCATGGCGCACTTCCTCCAGATCATCTCGACATGGTCGAGTTTCATCCCTACGACAATCACGTTCCCTTGGTAGGGAATGTACTTCTTGTAGGGGTCAGCGGAGAGGATCGCCCGGCACAGCTCAATGCAGGCGCTCATGGTTTTCGAGGAGCGGTTGCTGCCGTCGATTATCCTCCAGGCTTTTCCTGATCGGTGAAAGCATTCCAGGTGTGGAAGCGGGCGGACCAGCCTCAGCCCCTCCATGTGCCGGGCGAGGATCTTCTTGATCTTGCGGCGGCGGCTGGCTCGACTAGCCAGGTAGGCTATCTGCGAGGTCATCGCCCCGGCGTCCAGGCGAGGCGCCGAGGAGGTCCGGGCGACCAGGGCCGACATATCAAGTGGAATCGCCATTGGCACCTCCTGGCGACCCCCCCGAGATCAGCCGATCGACCGCTTCGTAGTCCTCGTCATCGAACTCCTCTTCCTCGCCTGGGTCATCCTTGATCATATCGAGGATCGTCGTGAGGATCTTGGCTCGGACCGCGCTCCCCGGGCGGGCGGCTTCGTACTCCTGCGCTAGCATCTCCGCGAGACCTTTGGCGCCGCCGAAGGCGGCCACCGCACAGGCCCTCACCGCGGGAATATCCGTGCGGTAATCCACGCCCTCTTGCCGGAGGCGATCGATAATGTTCAAGGGTGAGCTGAGCTTCTCCATCGGCGCGCCTACGTCTGTGAAGGGTGTCTGGCGTTGCGGATGACCACAATCTCGTTCGGTTTGATCTGGTGACGGCGCAGCTCTACTCCATCTCCTCTGCTCCAGCGATGCTCGATCAGTTCACCACTGATCCGCACGAGGCTTTCCTCGCCGATCTCACTGAGCCGGTCCATGATCTCCTGCTCGTTGCTGACCACCTCGATCTCACCGCCCTCGAACTGAACCACCGCACGAAGCGATGGGCTCCGTAGGCGCGTCGTCCAGGGCCTGCGATAGATCCCCGTCACCGTGACGAGGGCGGAGTGTGCGGTAGTAGTCTGCTCGGTTGTACCAGCGGCTCCCATGGCATAGCTCGCATGACAGATCAAAGGCTTCGCAGCGACAGGGCCTGGCCGGGGCAGCATCGGCGACGTGCGCCACCACCTCCAGCAAGACCACCCTCGCCCACTCGTAATCGATCGCCCTCCCGTAGGGCTCCATAGCCAGGCTGCCCAGCTGGGCGATCATTTCCTGCATCCTCTTCGACCACCGCTTGATGCACTCCAGACCAGCGAAGATGTCTTGGAGATTCTCCGGAACAGGCTGGTTATGAAGGTCGCGTACAAACATCGCTTTGCTCTGATCGATCAGCACCGGCCCTCCGGGGGCCCGGGAGGCAGTTGGGACCGCCCGGGGGCCGTGCTGAAGGATCGGGTCGTTAGGCCGAGGCGTTCAAGAGCCCGGCGTTGACGTCGATGATCGCGTTGGTGCTCGCTGCGTAGCAGGGATTCACCATCGTCCCGATCACATAGGTCCCCGCGGCGGCGCGGGCGCCGTCCAGGGTCCCGGTCGCGTTGGCGCAGACAGCCGTGCCCCTCGGGAGCGAGACGGCCCCGCTCTCGGTCAGGACCGTAGCGTAGCCCTCCTCAATCACGTAGAAGAGGTCGTTGGCCGGGATGCTCGCCCCCACGGTGTAGGCGTCGTCCAGCGGTTTGCAGACGGCGCCCTGGGCGGAAAGGTTGTTCCCGAAGCTGGTCACCTTTCGACCGAAGTCGTAGGCGTCGGCGCCATCGAACTCGCAGAGATTGCGGGCCACCGTAATCGCCGCGCCCGTATCGTTCTTCACGACACGCAGGGCGACGGTCTTTCCCGTGCCGTGGACGGTATCGGGCGTCAGGAAGACCCGCCCCAGCAGGTCGTTCTTGAAGGTGTCCGTCATCGTCAGTGTCCCGCCGTCCGAGTACGTCGAACCCCGGGGAAACGGGAGGCAATGGTTTGTCATTCCCATCGGGTTTTCTCCTTGAAAATGCCCCTATTGAAACGAAAGTAACCCTCTCACACTGGAGCTGCCGGTTAGGTTCCGGCGGCCGAGTACCCGAGGAGCTTGGCTAGGAAGCTGGGGGCGTAGATCATCAGGTTCCCGAAGAACTGGAACGAAACGAGTTTCGTCCCCCCAGAGACGATGTCGGTGTCCTGCTGGGTCTCGACGAGCTGGCTCGTCAGGCACCGCAGCTGGAGGTTCTCGAAGGAGAGGAAGTAGCCCACGCCGTCGGGCATCCCGTACTCCGTGGCGATCTCGATGTCCTCGAACAGCAGCGTCTTGTGGCCGACGTTGGTCCGGCCCTCCTGCTGGGTCAGCTCGAAGCGCTGGGCCGATTCCAGGGAGTCCTTGGCCTCGCGCAACAGCTCGGGGTGGAGCAGGCAGACGTCCGGGTCCTCCTGCTGGAGGTTGCTCAGGTAGGTCTGGCCGTACCGGAGCACCTGCTGCCAGGAAGTCGTCCAGTTGTTGGCTCCCGCCCAATCTGGGTGATTGTAGTCAATCACTATGGGGGACCACCAATGGTACTCTGGGTCCCCCGTCCCGGTGGGCCATCCATCGCCCGTGTCTGCGGTCCATGCCCCGCCGACGCCCAGGGCCGTCGAGGTCGTGGCGTAGGTGTCGTTGGGGTTGCAGCACTTCGAGTTGGTGATCAGGCCGTTGACGGCCATACACGACTCCAGGCCGTGCAGCTCGTTCCCCGCGCCGGCGTCGCCATCCGAGTAGAGCTTGGGCCGGAAGCTGCGGACGAAGTCATCGGCCGCGGCGTCCACGGCATCGTCCATGATCGAGAACACGGCGTTCTCGCCCTTGTTCACCAGCAGCTCGTAATACTCGATCGACTCGCCAAGGTAGTAGTGCCGCCAGGGCAGGCTGACCTTGGCCCGGATGTTGGTCTGGGGGAAGGGGATTTCGATGTTCGTCCCGCTTCCCGCCGTGATGCTCCGCGCCCGCTTCCGAGGCCGCCAGGTCATGTACTCGCCGGACTCGTTGAAGCTGATTCGTCCGCGGCTGCGGAGCGCTTCGAGAAAGTAGCTCTTGCGAAAGACCGGCTCCACCTTGACCCGCAGGGCGGCGTCCAGTGTGGTGGTTTTGATCCTCGCCGTGGCTTCGATGTGGGCCATTTGGTGGTCCCCTACGCTATAAGCCATCGGTCACAAGGGACCGATTCGGATTGCCATGGAGGGTCCGGGGAGGGCTATAGCGGAGGAAACCTGGCGGAGGGGAAAAACAGGGGGCGGGATGGGTCCTTCCGGAGAAGGATTATCCGCCCGGCCCCCCGGGCGTTACGCGACGGCGACCCCTCCGCCGAAATCGCCGCCACGGTTATCGCTTTACTCAGGTCGTTGCGTCCCTGGCCGAGATCTCGGCGAAGACCTCGGCAAAGGATTTACCTTGTTTCTCTGCCTCGCGGAATAGGCTCTCTTCGTCCTGCGACGGGGGTGGCTGCTTGGCGACGCCCGGGGTCCGGACGGCCTTGGGTGGAACCTTCCTCGGCGCGGGCTTGGGGCCAGATGCCACCGCCAGCTTGAGGATCTTGTCCAGCAGCTCCATGTCCACCTCGCCGCCACGCTCGGCGATGGCCTGGGCCAGCTCCGTCGTCTGTTTGCCGGGACGGGTCATGCCCTTACGGTAGTCGCCTTCAAGATAGAGGGCCTGGCTGTTGGCCCCCAGCCACTGCCCCAGGGCTGCCTCCTGCTGTTGGCGCTGGAGCTTCTCCTCGGTCTGCTGAAAGCGGGCCTCGAACTGCTCTAGCCTCTTGGCGACCGCCTCCTCGACGAACTTCTCGGGGTTGGCCGCGAATCGCTGGATCTTCCGCTGCCAGGCGGCGTGCTTCCTCATGGCGTCCGGGGGGGCACCCGGAGCGGGGATCACCCGTCCCTGGGCGTCCGTCGTGACCCAAGCTGTGTCGAACTCCGGCTCCTCGTCCGACGCCTTGGCGGCCTGGCCGTTCTTGCCCCCGAGAATTCCGTCGAGCAGCTCGGGGTTGCCCGATAGCCGCTCGCGGATCTGCTTCCCGAGGATCGCGTCCTCGTCCCGGCGTCCCTGGCTGGCTTCCATCTCGCGGACCCAACGGAAGAAGTTCTCGTCATCCTTGAAGACCTCTGCCTTGCGACTCCCCTGGGTCTCGTCGTAGTATTTGGTCACCGAGAGGGCGTCGTAGTCCTCGTCGGTCTCCTTGGAGAGTCCATCCTCCGGCCCGTCAGAATCGTCCGGATCTGCGGCGGCCTTGTCGTCGGCCGCCTTGGTGGCCTTGGCGGCTTCTGCCTCCTCCTTGGCCACGATGCTCGCAAGAGATCCGTCGGGCTGGGTAGATTCCTCCGCCGCCGCGCTAGCAGTCTCCGCCATCAATAGATCACCTCGGCGACTCTCGCTGGCGGAGGAGAGCTGGTCGCCTAACTACGGCATACACGTTGTCTGTGTAAGCCAGGGGGAGGTAGTGTTATGCGGAGGATAGATGCACTTTAATCGCCACCGGCTGGCTCGGCAAGGGGAATTTCGCCGTCCGGGGGGTAGTTTTTGATCCAGGGGGCCGATTCCAGGGCGCCTCGATCCTCAAAAAAGGCCCTGAGAATCTCGGGTGTGACCCATGGGGGACAGACTCCATCGAAGTTCAGTCTCGCGTCCGGTCCCCGAACGCAGAGGGCCAGGGCGTCAGCGAGCCGGGCCGCTTCTACCTGGTCCGCGAATCGTCGCGGCCAGGTGAGGATCTTGGCCCCGGCGCGGATCTGGACCTGCCAGTGGCCCTCGTGTCCCTTGGCGCGGGCGGCCGTGACTCCGTAGTAGTGTATACTCACTGCTTTCCCGATCGCTTGCGCCTCATCTTCCGGTGGACCCTCACCGCGTTGGTGGCCGCGCCTCCCGACCCACTGGATTCCATCACCGCCTTCCAGATCCGGTGTTCCTTGGCGGTCAGTCGCCTTCCGTCGAGAACCCTTGGCATGAGATTGTCCTCGCTTCAGTGGTCACGATTGATCCCCAGCCTGGGACTCACCCTCCCGCTCCAGTTCACCCGCGTCGGCCCGAGGTGCAGGACCTCAAAGGGTGGCCGTACCCGCTTCGCCTTGGGCCACTTCGAGTAGAAGTCGCTGTCGCACGCCTGGGCGGTTGGGTGATCTACTCCGTACCAAGGGCGTTTCTTCAGGCAGCTTGCGGAGGCATGAAATAGCTGGCAGTATCCGGCGAACTCGAAAGGGAAGATCACCTTCTCGTTCCCGTAGGGGAGTGTGTCCCACTCCAGTTCGTGCGTGAACCAGCGGACGTCCTCGCAAAGCCGCCGCTGGGGCGAGTAGATGCAGTCTTCCAGCCAGCCCTCTCTCGGTCTGGTCAACGCCTCGGGGAGGATCACGTCAGCGTCCAGGACCATCATCCATCCCTCGCGACCCAGGGCGTCGAAGCCCTCCTCGATCGCCAGGCCCTTGCGGAACGGCGCGCCGCCTCGATAGAAGGCGTCCGTGGCGTAGCATTCGACATTGTCCCAGGGGGAGTCCTCGACCAGCCGCCGGGTAGCTTCGTCCTCCAGATCGGTGATGATCAGCCAGGCGTCAAAGTGCCCGACGTTCCATGGCAACGTCAGTGCCAGGTAATCGTCATAGTTGACGCATACCGTGACTGCGTTCATCTTCCGACTCCTCTGTGGGAGATATTTCCTAACACCATCAGCTCCTGCGAGCCGTCAATGATAGTCACCCACAGCTCAAGGGCTACCACGAGCGACGCGTAGCAAAAATCTCGCGATACTTCTGCTGTGAGCGGTCCAGGCCAGGCGAGACGCGGCTGGGGGTGGGGCAGTCCCAGCATGGGCGCGGCGCAGGTGGCATACGTTAGCCATTCCTGAAAGACCTCGGTGATCTCGTCGATCGCATCGTGCAAGTGACGACTCCATGCCTCCGGGTTCATTAGGCCCTCGGGGTCCCAGGGGATTTTCTCTACCGGCCTCTTCCACGACTTCTCGCACATATATTCCGCTTTTGGAATCCTAATTGTGAACTCCATCTGGCGGGACACCCGATCGCTAGTACGTCCAGGACCATAGCCATCCACGGAGCACTCCAGCATCTCCTTTAGCTCGGGAATGTTCCGCCAGCGATTGCAGAGCATTTCGCTGACGATTCTGCTGAGCGTGGTTTCGTCGAGATCTCTCATTTCTCCCTGAACCTCCCATCGGGCAGCCGCACCCAGTATTCCGTCTCGTCCAGACAGACCCCGGGGATATGGCAATAGTCCTCGGCCCTAACGTGCTGAAAGGGGAAGGTGTCCCAGACGTCTTCCTGTACGAAGGCGCCCGCAGGCAGCGAGGATCTCCAGAATTCCGGAGGGTCGCCGGCCATCGCTGCGGTGAACGAGAACGTGCTATTCGGCGCCAGGACCACATCGCAGGACGCCAGCATACACCAGTCTGGGAAGAAATCCATCTGCCATGGCTCGCGCATCCGCAGGTCGGGGCGGAGGTACTGGTAGTGTTCCATCGGTCCTCCAGTGAGATCTATCCCGAGGTCGGTCGTTGTGACGGGGTGATAGTCGGAGAACTCCCTTACGAGATCTGGAGTCTCCGTGGCGATGAAAAGCACGGGCTCCTCAAACCGCTTCCAATGCTCGTCTAACCACCGGAGATACCAGTCGACCGGGGTGACGTAGAAGCAGAGCCGTCCGAAGTCGCCGCGGCGGAGATGGATTCCGATCCTGGACTTGCCCATGCCCCAGAGCTTCTCCATGGCCGGACGCATCCTGCCCCTGAGCTGGGGCGAGGGGAGCCAAAGGTCGTTTCGGATTCGCTCCTCGTGTGGCCGATAGTACCCCGTGTGGAACTGGGCGTAGCCCTGGTAGTCCCTGCCGACCAGCTCGGCACCGTTGGGTGGCTGCCCCTGTTCCAGCTTGTCGGTGGTCTCTCTCGTCTGCGGTAGCGCCACGGTGATCGGTGGATCGTTCGCTGCCAGTAGCACGTTGCCTACCCAGGGAGGCAGCTGGAGTTCACATCCCCACTTACTCGCATAGATCTTCAGAAAGGCGTACTGAAAGAGCTGGTTTCCCCAGCGCCCCCACTTGCCAAATTCCCGCATCGTGATCGTGTTCATCTTGCAAGCTGTTCTAGTTCGCGTAGCAGGACGTCCGAGAGCCGGTCCTTGTCCCGGGGGGCGCGGGAGTAGTTGGAGTCGGCGCCGGAGGAGTAGTGGTGATCGTACTCCAACCCCTCGACCACCCGGATTCGATTACCGGCCCGCAGCCAGATCATGTTGTAGATTGTGGAATCCAGGGCGTCGAAGACCAATCTCCAGTGGTGGGCTGGCCGCTGGTCATCGGGGATATTGAGCCAGTTGGGCATCAGCAGGTCGGGCCGGAGACCACGCACCCGCTCGAAGAGTTCCATGAAGGCCGGACGGTAGACTGTCTGGTTGCCGGTGTTCAGGAGGCATCCCGCCCGGGGACGGCTGAGCAATTCTCGGAGGTTCTCGCGTGACCAGAGTCCCGTGAGACCCCGATAATCGAACTCTGGCCTGGCGAAGCTGGCCGAGATCCAGGTGTCACCGAGCTGCGCGTGGGCTATGACGCTGTCCAGATAGGCCCGGTCCATGAAGTTGTCAGAGTCACAGTTGATCACCCAGTCCCCCCGGCAGCGGGCCACCGCTTCGAGCTTGTTGCCGAAGACCCCGAGGTTCTGGGGGTTGCGGAAGAACTGAACCTTCGCCTGACCATCGAGGAACGCGCCGAGGCCCTCGTCTGACGGGCTGTCGTCCACCACCACGATCTCATCGATCGCGGGGTGCTCCTGGGCGGGACGGATGCAGCGGAGGATGAAGTCGCCGTGCCGTCCCTCCTCGGACAGTTCATTGTAGGCCGTCACTGCAAAGCTAAAGCTCATTTGGCCTTCCTCCGATCCGTGTACTCGTCCGGCATGATCAGGTATCCTCCACGGAAACTGACCCGGGACGCTGCCTCCGAAACTTGGGAACTAGTGATCTCAAGACGCAGGAAGTCTGCTACGCTGTGGACGAAATCCACCGGGCGCATCTTCACCCGCTCGAAACTGACCAGTAGTGCCGGGAGTTCCGTCCCCATCGCCGCCTCGTAAAGATTGCAGTACCTCCCCCAAAGGTTCTCGGCAACTTCGTCCACCGACTCGTTGGCGTGGACCGCGTAGGACTGCATTAGGGCGACGACATCCCGGAAGACAAAGATCGGATGGAGGTTCCTCACTCCGGCATACATATCGCTAAGCAAATCAGCGCCATAGGGCCATTTCCAGCCCCAGATGGAATGCAATTCATTGAGTCTGGCGATCTCCGCCTCGCGATCCTGGCGGGTTCCATGGATGAACACGGCGGACTCAAATGCCCCTTGTGTACTCAGCTCCTCCCGCGGTCCCATGTAGACCCCCAAGGCATCCAGCACCGCCGCAACGACGGATGTCCCTCCCCGGCCGAGACCCACGACGATAACTGTCTTCTCCCCATCCGAGATGCTATCGGGGTTTCGGACCAGCGGCTCTACGGGCGTGATGTTCGTGAATCTGACGTCCACTATGATCCACCTATCGTTTCACAAAGCGTTCCAAGTCCCGGAGCATGGCCAGCCGATTCACCTCGATGCTCCCGTAGAGGTGGATTATGAACTGCTGGAGGTCTGGCTTGTGGTGGCACCAACCCATCGTCTCCTTGGGCACGACCTTTACTCGATCCCGGCCGGGGGCCTTGAGCATGAAATGGCACGAGAACCACTGATTGTCTCCATGGTACATGCACTCGTAGGGTTTCTCTCTCGCCCAGTCCTTGTTGCGCGACGCCCACCAGGCGTCCAGAAGATCCCAAGTCCAGGTACAGTTCCTCATCAACATGATCCCAAGCGAGACGACCCCGTGCCCCTCTGGCGCTTCCTTGCACATCACTGCCTTGGTATTGGCCGCCCAGCACTCGGGAAACATTCCAGAAAGGACAAGATCGTGGTCGCTGTCTATCAGCGAATCCAGGGACACCCGCATATCCATAATCTTGCAGTCGGCGTCCAGCCACAGGAGCCAGTCGCAGCCGCCTAGTTCCTCCCGGATCAGTAGATGCTTGGCCCAGGTAAGGGTCATCTTGCGGGTCGCGTGCTCTGGACGGATGGCGTATTCCTCTTCCGAGATCCTTCCTCCGGATCTCTCCAAAAACCTCCGGGCCGTTTCCTCCATCTCGCCACGCTCGTCCATCCAGTCGCCGAATCGAGATACGAACGTGTGGCCCCACCTGGCGCAGTATTCTCCAAGGTTCGCCAGCGTCAGCTCGCGATAGAGGCAATCGCCCTGGTAGCCCGTGAGGACCTTGATGTTCATGCCGGGGGCTTTCTGAAATAGAACGAGGCATTGCGGGGATCGTCTGGCCTATCAACAAGGACCTCGATCTTTCTTGCTGTAGCAAACTCGTCCACTGCCTGTCTGACCGTGTACTCGTGGGCCAGATAATCATGGCCCGACATCACACCCCCGGGCAGGAGCTTCGGCCACCATGCCGCCAGGTCTTTGACCGCCGACTCGTAGTAGTGGTGCGCGTCGAGATGGACCAGGCCCAGCGAATTGTCGGGAACATTCTTGGCCTGCTCCCAGGACCATCCCTTCAGGAGGATCACCCGACCAGGAAATTGTTCGACGATACGGAGGCAGGAGTCGTAGTTCTGCTGGTGTTGCCCGGTGCTTGGGCACCCCTTCATCCCCCCGATCTCCTCCCACAGGTCTACAAGGTAGAGCTTACCTATTCCCCACGAAAGGATCTCGCGGGAATACCTGCCTTCAGCTACCCCGACCTCCGCCGCCGCCTGCTTCAACTCCGGTCTGTCGAGGAGCTTGTAGAAGTGTGCCCTGCTCGTGATCTTTTCCACGGGTTACTCCTGAGTTGGTCTTCCTCGCGATGGGGGTGTCGCCGGCGATCTCTTCCTTGCCTTCAGCACGCAGGTCCGAGGCTCCCACTCGGCAGAGTGGGTCTCAGATAGCAGCGATTGTAGTCTGGTCGCCCACCACCGATCGTGTAGCTCTATTGCAAATGCCTCCGTTTCGGCGAGCGCCAGCATCGATTTCTCGTGCTCGAAAATCGCCGCCTCCCCTCCTTCAATATCCACCTTGATGAAACGCGGCTGGATCGGAAAAAGGTCCATCAGTGCGGAGAGGGTGATTGCAGGAACATCGGAGAGCTTGTACCGCCCGCCCTCCTGGGTAAATGGTCGGAGGTACTCTGATCCATCGCAGATATAGGAACGGTGGGCTCCGTTCGCTAGGCTTCCGGCAGAATAGACCAGACCAAGTCCGATTGCGTACTCCATGAACACCGTCTGGCTGTGATCCGTTGCCAGGTAGCTCATGTTCTGCATGTTCTGCTCGTCGGGCTCGACGGCTATGATCGTTGCCTCGGGAAAAAGCCGGCGTGCAAAGTTGGTAAACACCCCCACGTTCGCCCCTAGATCGAAGATCACCTCGGGCTGAAACTCTATCGCCCCCAGTCCGTAGCAGTCGTTGGTCACCACCTCGCCGTAGAGCCCGCGGTACTCCGCGGCCGTCATCGATGGGGCGGGCGCATCGGGCTCAAGGTACATCCTCCGGTAGGTGTCCTCGACCTGATCGTGAAATTCCTTCTCGGTGAGTTCGCTCATCGCTTCCCCTCCGCCCAATTGAACGAGTCGTAGTCGAAATCCTCCAGCCGCTTCGTGAAGACATAGGGCCCCAGCTTGTGGAAGTTCGAGAAGATGGTCATCCCGTCTCCCCCTACGCCGATGTTCGTCTTCCCGTCGATCTGAAACGCCATCCCGGGGGTGAAGCAGTAGCTGTTGATCTCCGGCTCCAGCATGATGTAGAGATCGTCGATCCCCCGGGCCTTTGGCAGGTCCCGCTGGAAGAGTTCCATGATCCTGGAGACACTACGGCCGTTGACCAGGTAGGCGTAGGTCCCCCAGAGCCCGTAGGCCCGGTGGATATGTTTCACGTCTGTCTGGCAGAAATCCCTTCCCAGATCCTTGGTGTGCCAGACTGGCGGGTTGACGTGGTAGGTCGATCCCAGCCAGAAGACGTCCCAGGGTTTATGGAAGTTCTCCTCGATGTACTGGAGGCGATCGCAGAGATCGTCGCAGAACAGCACGTCGTCCTCGCAGACGGCCACCACCCTATCTGTCCCCTCCACAGTTCGTGTGACCTCGCGTTGGGACATAAAGCAACCGATCGCCCCGGGAGTCGGACGCATCATGGCGACGTCCGCGCCGGGCCCATTCCACTGGTCCGGTGTGTACGCCTCGAAGCGCCGGGCCTGGAGGCCATGGCGGGCGAATTGCTCCTCGGCGTGCTCCCGGCGGTCGGGGCGGGTGGAGAGGTTGACGTACCACCATTCGATCTCTCGCCAGCGGATCGTACTCACCAGCTATTCCTTCCGGCTGAAGATCAGGTTGTTGCGGGTGTCGGCCTGCTTCCGGTAACCCGCTGCGGTCAGGATCGCCTTGATGGAGTCTTGGTTTCCGTGGATGAACTCCACCACTAGAATCCTGGGCGAGAACTTCTTCCAGTCGGTAGATTTCAGGATCGCCTCTTCAGCGCCTTCGACGTCGATGCTGCACATCAGGCACTGATCACGGATGGTGGGAAAGAATTTCAAGATCTGATTCAAGGGAAGCCCTTGCACCACGATCTCACTCGACTCCGCCAGGGCCTTGTCCGGCCGGATCGTGCTCAGGGGGCCGTTGACCCACATGCGGGTCGGTCCTGCGGTGTCGCTCACTGCCCAGGGCGCCAGAAAATCCCCTGGTCGCTGATGCAAAATAGCGCCCCAAGCCTGGGGGACCGGTTCGATCAACAGCCCCCTCCATCCCCGCTGGTAGAGGGCCCAGGTGTTCGACTGCTCTACTGGGCGCCAGGCCCCGATGTCGACGTAGTGGCCGACCGACTCCGGAAGCAGATCCCTTATAATCGCATCCTCCCCGTGCAGGGCGCCCACCTGGGGTGCCTCCGGGAAGTTGCGGCTACGCATGGCGGCCATCGACTCCAACGCCGGGGGCGAGGCGTTGAAGTTTTGGGGACCGACGATCTCGGCCATCTGTTCCACCGCGTAGACGAGTTCCGTCATCGACTTGCGTGTGGCTGCTAGGAACCCGTCCATCGCCGGTTGAAACTTTGCCAGGTGGTTAGCTGACTTCGCCTGGTTGTAGGTCGAGAGCAGGGAGTCGATCACCTTGATGCTGTCCGAGGCATCCTTCGCGCGTCCGGCCACGCCCAGGCTGTTGATCTTCCGCAGCGTATCCGCCGCTCTGTGAAACTCGCAGCTCACTTGGCGTACCTGTTTTCCAGGAGTACGTTCTCTCGGGCGTACTCCGCCAGGGGGTTGAATCCCGGTAGGAGTCTGAGCAGCTCGTCCGGGGTGGGCTCGTCCTGGTACAACGGCCATCGGTGCCTCTCGATATAGAGATACCGGGTCGCCAGTAGGGCTCGCTGTCCACCCTCGATCACCTTCCGTTGGGCACCCTGGACATCGGCCCAGATGAAGTCGATCTTCGGCAGCGAGTGCTCCTCGAACCAGGTGTCCAGTCGCATCCCTTCGACCGTGATCGGGGGCTTGAAGGCGATCTCCGGGGACCGCTTGAGGTGGCCCGTCGGCCGGTTGATGCTCCCGGAGTAGTCCCAGTCCTCCCGGCCACCGGCGGCGCCGGTCGAGGCGTAGAACTCAACTTGACCATCGATGTCACAGACCGCCACCGGATAGAGACGGACCCGCTTGGAGGTCCCGACGCTCTCACGGAATCTCCGCCTCGGGTTCTCGTAGGGCTCGAAGCAGTGGATGATCGCCTCGGGCATCGCCCTGAGAAACTTCGCCGTGTCCGAGCCGTCGTGGCAGCCGATCTCCAGCATCAGGGGGGCCACGCCCACGAGGTCCCGGATCTCCTCCGCTGTCAGCGAGTGGGGGTACTCAAGCATTCTCGCTTCCTCACTTGGTCCTCGATCCAGGGATAGGTACGGGCGAGGCCGCTCAGCAACGGGGTCCTCGGCTCCCAGTCTAGCTCTCTGCGAATCATGGTATTGTCGCTAGATCGGCCGTAGACGCCCTGGGCCCGGGAGAGGTCGTGGTTCACCTCCAGGTCCGTTCCTGCCACCTCTTGGACGAGTTCCACCAGGCGGTTGATCGTGACCACCTCGTCCTGGATACCCAGGTTGATCGGTTGGCGGATCTCCGACTCCATGATCCTCTGGAGCCCCTCGACACAGTCTTCGATCCACATGAAGGTCCTGGTCCGGGTCCCATCCCCGTAGATCATAAATTCCCCGTCTCCCTGGAGCCTCGCCTCGGCCACCTTGCGGCAAATCGCCGCCGGGGCCTTCTCGCGTCCATCGCACCAGGACCCGTGGGGGCCGTATACGTTGTGCAGCCGGACCACGCGGCAGTCCAGGCCGTAGTCCTCCATGTAGTGCCGGCAGTGTCGCTCCGAAAAGAGTTTCTCCCAGCCATAGCCATCCTCGGGCATCGCCGGGTAAGCATCCTCCTCCTTCAGCGGCGGCTGATCCGGGCCGTCCTGCCGATCCGCCCGGTAGACGCAGGCCGAGGAGGTGTAGAGGTATCGCTTAACCCTGTTCTTCCTGGCAGCCCGTAGCAGGTTGGCGTTGATCAGAACCGAGTCCATGCAGCGGGCCTTGTTTCCCTCGATAAACTCGATCCCCCCCATATCGCAGGCCAGATTGAAGACCCAATCCATCCCTGTGCAGTGGTATGTTGCCTCTCTCTCGCAGGCAATGTTAGTCGAGAAGAACAGGGAAGCGGGACCTCCGGCCCCCGCCCCTTGCCACCATTCCTCGTAGGGCTTGATGTCGACGGCGTGGACTTCATGCCCAGCCTTGACCAGCGCCCTGGCCAAGTGCCCCCCGATGAACCCTCCAGCCCCCGCAACCAGGACTCTCATGTCTTGTTGTACCTCCTGAGATTGGCGGTGTTCTGCTTGCCTGCCCCCCACTTCTCCCCCTGGCTGGGGTTGCGGACGTGGAACATCGCGTGCCTTGAATCGAGCACGATCCCCGCTCGGTAGTTGTCCCCCTTCCGTCTCCAGATCTCCCGGTTCATGGCGATGTCCTCGAACCCGCGGCCGACGTACTTCTCGTCGAACCGGATCTTCCCGAGCTGGTCGCGATGGATCGAAAACTGCGAGTTCCCGAAGATCGGATGCTCCGGTGGCTCATCCCCGTCCCACTTCCTGCCTGGAGGATTGTTGTGCGGGTCCTTGTCGGGCTCCCCGTAGCACTCCACCGCCCGCTGGAAGTCTCGGTAGCAGTCAAAGAAGCCCCGTTCACCGTAGACCATCTTCTCCCTAGCGTCCGGCTCCAGGGCCGCCATCCGAATCAATGCGGTCTCGGGGAGATAGCGGACGCGGTAGCAAAGTTTTGTCATGGCGTTACGGTCATTCTCTCCCTTCAACCAGCTCACGCAATCCATCCAGAGTTCGCCAACGATCGCGTCCGCGTCGAGGAAGGTCAGGATCTCGCCCTTGGCCTGCCTGATCCCCTCGTTCAGTGCCATCGGCTTGTTGAAGTAGCGGATGTACCTATAGGCTGGCGCGCGGGGCTGCTTGATCAAGCGATCGTGCGGATCGTAGAGGGTCGGGGGCAGCTTCGAGCCCTGGTCTACTACCAGGACCTCGTAGTCATCGACGTCGCAGCAGTGCGCGGAGCACCGGATCGACCAGAGGCACATCTCTAGGTACTTGGAGTAGTCCCGGTGCGGGATGATGATCGAGTGGCTTAGCATGGCATCCGAGCCTCAGCCGAGGGTGTCCGTTCCTATTTTGCATAGAACGAGACGTTCAGCTTGGCGCTGGCGGAAGTCTCGATGAACTCGATTGCCTTGAGGTTTCCGTGATACCAGATCGAGTTCCCGGCGGCAAGGACCATGCCCACCGTAGCGGTAGGGTTGGTCGTGTCGCCGTCGGCATAGTCGGCGTCCCTCCAGCGGACGTCCTTGGTCTCGGCCTGAATCCAGGCAATCTGGGCATTTGCGGGGATTGTAAACGTCCCGCCATCACTGAGATCCTTGGACGTTGCCAGCGAGGTGTACTGGTGGTATCCCACGGGGGTTAGGATTCCATCGATCACCTGCATCGATTGGCCGCCGATGGGCGGCACACCAGCCGAGGCAAAATAGTTAAGCGTACAGAAGGCTCCGTAAATAGCTACGGCGAGAAGGGCTATCAGCACCGTAACATGGAGACCACTAAATAGCACTTTTGTCCAACGTCTCATCTCGCTCTCCTTTTCAGTTAGGTTTCCAATGCTTCCACAGCGGATCATCCGGGTCTCCGCTGCGGCGGAGTGTCCCGGTTACTTGTTCGCCTCTCCTGAGCGTGTCGGTCACCGGCTCTCCACGACGGAGGGTCTCGTCGGGCGTACCGTCCAGTGCCGATACCTCGGCGGGCAGCTTCCCTGCGAAGGAGCCATACATGCCCATCGCGACGGCCATCAGGGATTGTCTGGTGAGCTGCGCCATCTCAGATAATCACGAAGGTATCCGCCGCCGAGGGGGCGTCGGTAGTCGCCGTGTAGGTGAGCATCTTGACTGCACCGTCGTAGTCCGTCACGTCGCTCCGCTGTCCTGCCAGCGCCCCACTGGTCCAGACGATCACCCCGCCGATGTAATGATCGTCCGTCGCTTCGGTGAGGTCTGTCGTCATCTGGGTCGTGGACAAGGTCCCCAGGATAGCCGCGCCGGACACGATACCGATAGCGGAGAGCGCGAGCTGCGCGGCTGCCGCTGCGCTGTCATTGATCTGAACCGCGTTCGCATCTGGGACCGCGGGTGTTACCTTGAAGGCGTAGCTGATACCGCCGGTGTCGGAGTCAACCGTCGCCTCGATGTAGACCGTGTAATTCTTCCCGGCCTCGAATCCGTTGCCTGCCGTAACGGCAATCAACTCGCTATAGAAGCCCGTCGTGTTTACGTCGTCGAGCTTTGCCATGCTGCCATTGAGGATTGCCGCGGTGGTTTCGTCCTCGTAGATCCGGTAGCTGGGGACAGAATCCGCGTCGGTCAGCACGCCGGTATCCGGATCGTGGGTTGTGACCGAGAAGACCAGATCTTCACCGAGTACGCAGGAGGTAGGACAACCCATTAGATCGACTCCCTGTGTTCAGCGCAGCCCTCATCGCCGTCGGTTATGGGCTGGATTCCAATCGCGAAATTTCCGTGTTCGCCGGTCGCCACCGAGTAGGCCCCGGGTTTGTGTTTCCGGCAGAAGCCAGGACAGTGCATACCAGACACTTTCGGTGCGAACAAAAGTCTCGGATGATTCGTGTCCCACCAGATACAGGTCTTGCAGGTCTTCATCTCGCCCCCTCATGCCAATCGGGAACTGGCTTAAATCTATCAACTAGCCAGGAAAGCGGCAATATCGCTCCGGGCCACTTGTCGTTCAGCCAGAGGTCCTTGGAGTATGCCCTGGCCCGATCAATGGCCTGCTGGCTCAGCGGGTAGGGAAACGTAGAATGGCCATTGTGGCTGAAGTTCCCGGTGCGGAAGAGGTGGGCAAACCAGGTCTTCTGGCTCGTGATCAGCTTTCCCCCGGAGAGCCAGGACTTGCAGGAGATCTCCGTGCCGAACTGGCCCCAGCTTCCGTGAGCCTCGTCCATCCCCCCGAGGTCCCAGAACCTTTTCCTCTCCATCAACATGCAGGCCCCGATGAAGCACATCGTCTCGATCAGGTCGCCCTTGACCTCGGCCCTCTTGCAGTGTTTCCGCCAATACTGGAACTGCATGTTCTTGTCGAACCGCCAGGAGACCGTCTTTCGGTTCCAGCGGGGCTCCCAGGTCACCACCATCTCGAACTCGGTTGCCTTGCACTTGGAGCACAGCGACGGCTTGAATCCTTGATAGGTCTGGTTCCCGCAGGCCACACATCTCCAATCAAAGGCGTGGAAGTTATACATGCTCGGGATCATCGTCCAGTCCGGCTGGCAGTCCTCCATGAGCTTCACGTCGAAGCCCTCGTCCAGCGAGCAGTGGGCGTCGAGCTTCATCACGTACTTCGCCTGCGAGACCCTGGCCCCCTGGTTGGTGGCGGCCCTCTGTCCGATCGCCGTGGTGTGGTGGAGTACGATCACCCGGTCGTTGTCCGGCAACGGTGGATCAGGCCAGTAGCCATCGAGGACTACGATCACCTCGGTATCGGCCCGCGCATGGTCGAGGACATCCTGGACCGTTCTGTTCAGGAACATCTCGTTGCGGGCGGGGATGATTACGCTAAGGTCTCGCATGGCTGGTGAATGTACTTGGCAAACCTATCGAGATGGTTCTGCACGTACTCGGGCAGAAATCCCAAGTCATCGAGGTACTCAAACTGGTATCTCTTCCTGCGGAAGATATCCCTCCCCTGTTCGATACAGTCGCTGATATGCTCAGGCGCCATGTAATGGTCGTTGTCGAACTCCGGCGCGTGGGTGTACGAGGAGACCTTGTACTGGATGTCGGCGACGGACCCGTGGAGAAAGCTGAAGTGCCACCCAGCGTCCCAGTAGTCCTTGTCTCGCCACCCCTTCCGGGTGCTGTTGTAGTGAATCCTCTCTCCCCTGTTTACGCGAAGCAGGCGGGGGTTTCTCCACGACCCCGGTCGCCCCTTGGCGCGGCAGTTCATGTAGTAGTAGTACAACTGCATCTCAATCATCGCCGCAATCCACCCCGTCTCCTTCTCGGCCTGGGCAATCGTGCTGGCCCTGGGAATCTCGTCCACGTCGGCCATGATCACGAGATCCTGCAAGCCCGGCTTGAAGCGTTCCACCATCCAGTCCAGCCCCCGTTGCTTCTGCTCCCGGTCCATGGAGCGGGTGTCATTGAGCTTCATCCCCGTGTAATCGGAGACGACCAGGTGGTGGATGCGATCAGAGAACTCCCTGAAGCGACTCCGGTTGTCGTGGTAGTAGAGGGGCTTTGGCTTCCCGGTGAACGTCAGCGTCGCCTCGGAGAGAACGAACACGTCCACCACGGGAGCCAGCTCGTGGAGGCGGATCTCCAGCAGGTCCAGTTCGTTGAAGAACGGAAAGCAGTCAATTACCATTCGCCACCTCTGCCAGGAATTCCCTGAACCTACCCTTGGTCGTTCCCCAGTAGGGAACGGAATCGGCCAGGGTCCACGAGTCCATTATGTGCGTCCAGTTCCGGTAATCGCTTGGGGCGAATCGCTTCCGGGTAATGTTGCGGTCGTGCTTGATGTCGATGTTGGGCAGTGTGGAGTAGAACTTCCCCTGCCTGTAGTTCCCCAGCATCTCCCGGGACTTCGGCTTACCGGGCTCATATCCAAGGAGCTGCCGGGAGAACTTTCCTCGCCTCCTCGTTATCTCGATCTTCTTCCTGTAGTGCTCGATCAGGATATCGCGATAGGCCACGACCCCCGAGGTCATCCGCATCCCGTCGTAGTGAAGCGCTTGGCCCGTGTCAGCATCCACGGCCCAGACGTTCCAGTTGAAGTAGTATTTGTCATCTGTGGGGGGAACAAAGGTAAAGTGGCTCGGGTGGTAGAGTACGTCGTGCTCGCAGAAAAACACGTAGTCGGTTCCGACGGCCTCCAGCCCCGCGAGTTGCTGGCGGAACATGGCCAGGTCCGTCCTCCCAATCCCCTTCATCACGATATTCTGATCGCCCCAATCCAGCGGATTCTGCGATACAGCTACCACAGGAATCTCTCCTCTTGCTCGGTCGATCTGCCTGCGGCAGGCAGCGAGGATCATGGGGTCACCCCGGTTGTGCGTGTAGTAGACGATGCCTCCGGTCATGCTTTGCGTGTCAGCTTGTGAAAGTATCCAAACGGGTTGTAGTCCAGATCTCCGCAATACTTCCCGTTGGGAAACATGTAGACGATGGGCCGTTCCTCCGGCAGTGGGATCTCCTGTCTCCGCCAATTCAGGAAGAACTTCTGCCCCGCCCCGCCTCCCTTCGGGTGAGCCTTACCCCAGCGATCCTCGCGATAACCGCCGATCTTCTCAAACAGCGACTTTCGCATTAGGTACTGACTTCGGTGGTTGGGGGTCCGCCTGCGTTGCCACTTCGGAAGCAGGCCCCACACGGCAAGAGTTTGGATGCTGGTATCGACCTTCCCCTCCCTATCGAGAACCCCAAATCTCCTATCGAAGTCCATGCGATCCCCGTCGAAGGCGATGGCCCGGAGGATGGTCTGCTCGGGTACGATGTAGTCGACGTCGATCATCAGCAGGTATTCGCCGCGGGCTAGTTGTGCCCCCTTGTTGCGGGCAATGTGCTCCGTCCATTTGCGCGTGTCGTTCGTCCGGTGAACCGTAACCCGCCCGTTCCCTTCCAGCGGCGGATCGCTCCCATCGTCCATGAAGAGGATTTCCACGGAGTCCGGCAGATCCATCCGATTGTAGTGGAGCAACTGCCTACGGACGATCTCGTGGCTATCCAACACGGGGGTCACGATGGAGAGTCTCATTGCGCGTTCCAACGACAAGGGTCCTGTTTCCCCTTTTGACGGGAGAGGGTATAAGCCGCACCTCGCTACAATGCACACCTACCAATTCTGCGTACTCCTCCAGGGTCGCGCCGAAGCAGTCCTCCGGGCTGCTGGGCTCCAAATCATCCGTCGCCCAGTGCAGGACCATGATCCCGCCGACGTGAAGCTGCGTGGCCCAGGTCGCCAGGGCCAGGCTCGGGTCGTAGGAGTGGTCCAGGGCGTTGGAGTACACAAACGAAAACTGCTCGTTCCACTCAGGCTTTGTCTTATGAAAATCCCAATTCGCTACTACCCTGTGCCAGTGAGGGTTCCCGATCTCCGTCCCGATCACGGGGATCTCCAGGAGTTCCGATAGCCTGTCGCACTCGATCCCCTTCCGGACGCCGTGGCAGATCCCCTGGCGTAGCTCTTTGGCACATTCGCGAATCGTAGCAGCCAGAAAGTCCCACTCTCGACGATTGATCCAGACGTGGTTCCGCTTTTTGCGGTACTTTTTCCGCTGGCCGGCGCGGTATGCGGCATAGCTGGCTGGGGGTAGTATCTTCATCGCTGCAAGCTGTGGAACAGGCCCATGGGATTATGGTTTTCGCTGCCGCCAAACCTCCCGTTTGGGAAGACGTAGATCACTGGACGCTCGTCCTCCCCGTGTCCGTCGGGACAGCGAGTGATTTCCCCTCTACGAACTCGACGCCCCAGCATCTTCTTCATATGTCCATCATCGTGGGTTGGATGCTTGCCGAGTTTCTCTCGGTATCCCCCCGTCTCCCAGAACAGGTCCCGGCGGACAACCATGCTGAGGGTATGGCAAGAGACGCGGAGCCCTTTCTTCCTGTCGACCCCGTATTGCTCCAGCACCTGTCGATCCTGGGTGATCCTGCCGAACTCGTCCAGGACGCCCAGGTAGCGTCGGAACTTGGAAAAATCGTATTGACAATCCATGCACCACTTCACGCTGTCTTCCGGTACGATGTGGTCGATGTCCGTGAACAGCAGGAACTCGCCGCAGGCCGCACGGGCGCCAATGTTCCTGGCCTTGGGCTGGGTCCAGGGGCGGGTATCGTGCGTTCGGAGGATGTTGATGTATCGATCCATGGATTGGGGGATAGGCGGATCACTCCCATCGTCCACCAGGATCACCTCCACGTCTGGAGGAAGAGGCATCGCGGAGTAATGCACCATCTGCCTCCGGACGATCTCGTGGCTGTTGAGGACCGGGATGATGATCGAGAGCTTCATGGCTTGACCCAAAACGCCGTGGGCGTGGCCTCCCAAGTGACGTACCAGGGGTTGATGTTGTGGCAGAACGTGTAGGCGTTCACGGCTTCGATCACGCCACCCCAGCGGTGCCGGTGGTAGTCATGGACCCCGATCATTCCCCCGCTACGTACCTTCTTTGACCAGAAGATGATATCCGGGGCTACGTAGTCGAACGTGTGGTTTCCGTCGATGAATGCGAAATCGAGGCTACCGTCCTCGAAGTCGGCTAGTGCCTCCATACTGGTCTTGCGGATGATGGTGACTGCAAATGGAGCCAGCTTCTTTATGGCTCTCCGCATATGTCTCTCGCGGCGATGCCCAACCCGCCCTCCGGTGAACCACGGATCAATCGAGTACAGCTCTATGTTTGGATTGTTGAGGCAGAGAATCTTGGAGAACGTCCCCCTGCATACGCCGACCTCCACCCCTCGATTCAGGCCGACCTCTCCCCATAGGGCCGCGAGGGTTACTCTATCTCCGCGAGCACCTCGCACGACATTGTCGCTGCGCTTCTTTATCTTGAACCTGCGATGGATTAGCTTCTGAATGTCTTCCATATATCTGCGTATTCTCCCCAAGGTTCCAATCGATAGCGCCCATTTAGTCCGGTTCGCCTGCCCCTAAGATTGCCTCCGTGCCAAATATCCACATTGGGTACTGCGGTCCCAAATGGCTGCGAGCTAAATCGCAGAGCGTACTCTCCGACAATTCGCTTCAGCTCCTCCCCTCTACACCTTTGGCGCGACCTGTAGTACCCAGCCGCTCCCGGCTCTCCCATGGGACGCATCTTTTCCCAGCCCGGATTGGCTACCACCTCCAGCTTCATCCTTGTCGCCGATAGGAGTAGCTTCCTGTCGCAGACCATCTGAGATTGAATCTTGCGCTCCCTGTAGGAGAACCGTTGGATGTCTGTCCTCAAGATCCAGACGTTTCTGTTGTACCAGAATAACCGGTCGTCTGGTGGCCGAAAACGAAAATGTTCCTCTGAGTAGATGCAATCGTGTTCGGCGATCGCAACCCACCGTGAGGTGGCCGCTTCCAGTCCTGCTTCGATCTGCTGTTCCATCGATAACACCGAACGTCCGATCCGGCCCACGCAGAGGTTGTCCCCAAATTCCAGGAAGTCCTGCGATACGCTTATGATTCGGTGATCTCCAGCGGCCCTGGCTAGTATTTTCCTGCACCCGTGGGCTATCGTGGGGTCCAGCACGCTATCGGTGATGTAGATCACAGTCAGATCATCCATTTATGACCTGTCTCCCTCCGACAAGGGAGTGGATTCCTCCGCTCCCGACAATGGGAACCGCACTGGCGGCGGCGCCGGTAGAACTTGGAGTGGAGCTGGGGGTGCTGGATGGGGTAGGGGTCGTTGAGGGTGTAGCGCTGGGGGTGCTGCTGGGTGTCGCGCTGGGTGTAGATGAGGGCGTGCTGCTCGGCGTTGGCGTCGTCGACGGCGTCGCGCTCGGTGTACTGGATGGGGTTGGGGTAGCAGACGGCGTGCTGCTCGGCGTCGCGCTCGGAGTGGCTGACGGGGTTGCGCTTGGCGTTGAGGATGGAGTGGGGGTCGCCGACGGTGTGTTGCTTGGCGTCGCACTGGGCGTACTACTCGGGGTCGCAGAGGCTGTGCTGCTGGGCGTCCCGGAGGGAGTAGCCGAGGGTGTAGCACTCGGCGTAGAAGAAGGCGTTGGTGTTGTCGAGGGAGTATTGCTAGGTGTCGAGGACGGAGTCGAGGATGGAGTTGCCGTCGGGGTAAGGGTTGGAGTCCCGGTCGTGCTCGGAGTGGAAGATGGTGTGGCGGATACGGTGCCGGTGCCAGTTATTGTTGGAGTAGGTGTTGTACTTGGAGTTGAACTGGGCGTCGAACTCCGCGTGCTGGAGGGCGTACTGGAGGGCGTTGGGGTAGTCGAAGGCGTCGCACTAGGAGTGGAAGACGGCGTACTCGATGGAGTAGGGGTGGTCGAGGGTGTGGCCGAGGGCGTCGCACTGGGGGTACTCGAAGGCGTGGGGGTCGTCGAGGGTGTGTTGCTCGGCGTGCTACTTGGCGTGCTACTCGGGGTCGACGAAGGGGTCCCTGACGGGGTGGCCGATGGAGTGGCGCTGGGCGTGCTGCTAGGGGTCGGTGTCGTGGAGGGCGTCGCAGAAGGGGTAGCCGACGGTGTACTGGAGGGCGTTGGCGTGGTGCTCGGGGTCGCTGATGGCGTCGCGGAAGGGGTGCTACTGGGTGTCGGCGTAGTCGAAGGTGTCGCGCTCGGAGTAGCCGACGGGGTCGCTGAAGGTGTCGCGCTGGGAGTTGCCGAGGGCGTTGCCGACGGCGTAGAGCTGGGAGTTGAAGAGGGAGTTGGCGTAGTCGAAGGTGTATTACTCGGCGTCGGGGTTCCGGTTGGGGTAGTGGACGGTGTTGAACTCGGAGTAGAAGACGGCGTTGCCGATACCGTTCCCGTTCCAGTCACTGTCGGGGTGGGGGTCGTACTTGGTGTGGAACTTGGAGTCGAGCTGCGCGTGCTGGAGGGCGTGCTGCTCGGCGTGCTGGAAGGCGTCGGCGTAGTGCTGGGGGTCGCGGAGGGGGTGCTAGAGGGAGTAGCGCTCGGCGTACTAGAGGGAGTCGAACTCGGCGTGGCACTCGCTGTTGACCAGGTGACAACGATGTCGTCTACGGACAACGCGGCACCGGATGGTGTACTGCTGGGGGTGGCAGAGGGAGTGGAACTCGGTGTCGGCGTCGTACTGGGCGTCGCAGAGGGCGTGGCGCTCGGAGTTGAACTGGGGGTTGGGGTGGCAGACGGCGTCGAAGATGGAGTGGCCGAAGGAGTCGAACTGGGTGTGGGGGTTGTGCTTGGGGTGGCACTTGGAGTGGCCGAGGGAGTGGCGCTGGGGGTTGCTGAGGGTGTCGCGCTGGGGGTCGAAGACGGGGTAGGGGTGGTGGAGGGCGTATTGCTGGGAGTGGATGAAGGGGTGGATGATGGCGTAGCGGTCGGGGTGATAGTTGGAGTGCCTGTCGGGGTCGTCGACGGCGTGGAACTCGGCGTAGAAGAGGGTGTAGCTGATACTGTCCCCGTACCGGTTATTGTGGGAGTTGGCGTAGTGCTCGGGGTAGAGCTTGGAGTGGAACTCCTCGTGCTTGAAGGGGTAGCGCTTGGAGTGCTCGAAGGCGTCGGGGTCGTCGACGGTGTGGCCGAGGGGGTGGCCGACGGGGTACTAGAAGGCGTCGGGGTGGTACTGGGGGTTGCGCTCGGCGTCGCTGACGGCGTGGAACTCGGGGTCGGAGTCGTACTGGGAGTTGCCGATGGAGTGGAACTTGGCGTACTCGATGGTGTCGGCGTGGTGCTCGGAGTTGCAGATGGGGTTGCGCTCGGGGTGGCACTAGGAGTCGAAGACGGGGTTGCGCTCGGCGTGGCTGAAGGCGTTGCACTCGGTGTGCTAGAGGGAGTTGGTGTCGTACTCGGCGTAGCGGAGGGCGTAGATGAAGGCGTACTCGACGGCGTCGGGGTGGTGGAAGGTGTGGCGCTAGGTGTGGCGGAGGGTGTACTTGAGGGAGTGGGCGTTGTCGAGGGTGTTGAACTTGGGGTCGCCGACGGGGTTGAGCTGGGAGTGGGCGTGGTGCTAGGTGTGGCGGACGGGGTGGCACTTGGAGTGGCCGAAGGGGTCGCACTGGGGGTCGAAGAGGGAGTGGCTGACGGTGTAGCTGAAGGCGTGCCGCTGGGAGTCGCGGAAGGCGTGGCGGAGGGCGTGGAACTCGGAGTAGCAGAACCGCTGGAAACGGTTACCTGCTGCTCCGACGTGTAGTAGCTGCCGCTGTTTCCATTCCCGCGGACGTGAAAGATGCCGCTAGTGCCACCATAGACTACAAGCGTAGAAGGACCGTCTACTTGGATATTGACTAGCGGGTTCGTGGCGGCGTGGTAGAGGCCGTTCGTCGGCGTCGTACCGATTGCCGAATAGGCCCCCTCTCCCTCGTTCCACTCCCACTGTAGAGTGTATGGGTTTGGAGTTCCCGACCCGTTGAACGAAGGAGTAAGCGTGCAATCGAACGATTCGCCCACCAGGATGTTGGGATCGCTGGAAGGGGCCGTGAGAGTAAGGCCGTTGAGATTCTTAGCCATCGTCAGCACTCCCGAAAGCAGGAGTGCTGCTATGAGCCAGAAGCGGTACGGCGTTGATCGAGCCCTCATGCAACTTCGTTCTCCACCTGCACCTGAACGTAACCTGCGGACACGAAAGGAGCGGCGTATTCGTTCCATGCTGCCGCTTGGCAGGCGGCAACCGTTGCGCCGTGGCGATAATTGACCACTACCTCCGCATCGCCGCTGCCGTATTTGTTCTTTTGGATCGTCACGGTGACAGCGCCGGTATGAACTACCGGGCTGGTCTCCATGGTTTCTCCATCGTCCAGATCAATCTGTTCAGCGTCACCGGCACCCGAAATCGACCCTGTGCCTGTCCAGTCCCCGGTAAAGTCGCGGGTGTTGTCTTCCTCGACGGCAGTATCGTGCCCCCAGCAGACTGTCCCCTCAATGATCGTTACCCCCCGGAATGACGTCCGTCTCCGCTGCCTATACATCGCCCAGGGGTCGACGTAGAGTTCGACGATTTCTCCAGGTAGAATAGTGCGATGCCAGAATGCAACATTTGTGATCTTCCCCTCCCACCAACGACCCGCTGTACTATCGGCGCATCCGATCTGGATCTGTTTAGTGGTCGAGAGATTATACGATGCAACGTCATCTCTACCAACTTCTACGCCGTTGATATAAATGATTGCATCAGTGCTTGGAGCATCTCTAACGGCAACGACATGCACCCACGAACCCTTGTATTGGACGAACTCCCCAGTAGTCTGAGTTGGGTTTATTTGACCAGCAGCACCGTATAGTTGCAGTTTAGCATTAGCACTGTCCGCAGCAGAGACACGGAACATCCACTCGTCACTGCCGAGGTCTCCTTGAGACACTATCGCCGCACTAGCGTTGCTAACGCCAACGTCCAGGTTCACCCAAGCACTTACCGAAAAACTTCCTGTGCCGATGGGAGTAACTGCATCTGCCAACACCGATTCGTTACTACCGTCAAACTCCAGGCAATAACCGACGGGGCTGGCTTGCCAGTCGGTCGCCGGCTCCATGTTCGTCAGCGTGCCATTCTTGCTGAACCCGCTAACATCAAATGCGGCTGTCCCTCCGCCCTCCTGCAATGGCCACGCACCGACGAGGCCCTTCCACAGCCCAGGTGCCTCAGAAGCTGCACCACGACTGTATGCGACAGACAGAATTTCATTGAACGACGGAAAGTACATTACTACTGCACTTCAGACGGAATCGGCGTTAAAGTGAACTCACTAGTATCGTTGGTTGCCTTCAATGCCTGTGAAGCGTTGTTATAGATCACCGGGCAAACATAGCGTGACGAAATACGGCAAATACCGCTAGCCGTCATGTCGTGCGAAGCATCGGTGCTAGTCGTCACGAGAACCCCAATAAGGTGCATGTTCTTTAGTGAGTTGGCCGATCCCAAAGCGGCATCTGCTGTACCTTCCTGCCCATCCTCTTCGCTTCCGTCCGAGGTCGATAGATAAATCTCGACGGTCTCACCAACTGCTGTAGGTGCCGCATTGAACTGAACGGTTAGTCGCCAGGAATACCACTCCGACACCGACCCAGCACCCAGATCCAACTGGGCTCCAATCCTTGCCGCACCAGCAGCCAGATTGTTTAGGGTCATTACCTTATCACCAGCCGTGTCGCTCCACACGGTGGGGGTTTCACGGGCGACGTAGATTTTGTTAGCCATCGTTACGATCTCCTTGCTTCAGCAACTTCACCCTCACGAACGTTACCTAAACCGAGTTCAACGCCTCGGCTTACATCGGTCTTTCGAGCGACTTGCAATGCCGAAATAGAATTGGAGCCGCCACCGAAAACATCGATAAAAATTGACGCTTCCATCCCGAACGGATTGATCGTTCCCAAGTGGAGTACATTCCACATCCGTTGCCGCTGGGCGTCGGTCAGTGCCAGCACCTCCGTAGTGTCCAGGGCATTGAGCACTTCACTTCCAGTCATGCTCACTTTGTTGATCTGGCGATATACCGTGTTTAGGTCAGCCGCCGCTGCCACATCTGACATTCCCGAATACCCACGGCTCAGCGGGTCGGTTAACAATTCAGTTTTTAGAATCGCTGTATCCATCTGTTCATTCTCCTTTCCACTGTCCGGCCAACGCGGGCCAGATCGGAGGCTTACATTTTCCGAAGCAAGGTTGACGCAACTGAGGGCAATGACTGAGGATTATCCGGCTGTCTCCATACATCAGAACCGCCGGTGCTCCGCCAGCCGCACGACACACATCACGAGCTATGGTCTGGAGACCAAGAAAACGTCGGTAGGTTTTCTCGTGCCTCGGATGGAACGAGTACAGCGTAACGTGCAGACCAAGTTGGCATCCCTTGCGTATCGTAGCTCGAACCAGTTCTACAAGAATCCGAAAGTTGTTTCGCACACTACTGTCCGTCACGATCCTCCAGGAGGCACCCAGGTCCATGCCCCGTGACCGGCACCACCTGCGAATACGTCCAACTGTATCCGGAAAATCGTGGTCCACGTGCAAACCCATCTGGCCGTCCACCGTCAATGAGTTCGTTCCTACCAAGCTGCCGTCTAGGTACGCCCCGAACACCGTTGTCCCACTGTACTTGTCGAGTCTGTAATACTGCCGGAACTTACGAGTTGGATTTGGTTGGATATAGTTGAGTTGGACATACTCACGGTAAGTCAAGCCGTAAACGGCTGCCAAATCGTCAACCGAATTGATCTCTCTGACGAGCAATTCCATTCATCGTCAACCTCGAAATAGGAGGAACCATACACATCCAATCGCCAGGAGCAGAACTAGAACGGTGAGCCAGTCGAGTAACTTTGCCATCTACAACCCATTGACTCCTACAGCCTCCCAGCTAGTTCCAGCCGCATTGTTGCAGATCAGTTGGATAGCTCCATACTGTGGTATTGCATAGTCCCCAGCGCCCACGTTCAGCGTGGCTGAATCGGTCAACGTGATAGACGCCCCGTAGGAAATCAGGGTAATCACCTGCCCCAAGTAACCGCCTGTAATCGATGCAATCGGTGTAGTGCTGCCAGTCAGGTAGATTCTGTAGTGTGGCCCAAATGCCGTGCCTATGGCCAGCGGCGACGCACTAGCCAGTTGAATCCCATCAAATCCGATCTTCTGGTTCTCTTGCGACAAGTCCCCGTCGTCATAGTTGCTGCCAGCATAAACTAGCGCGTTGCCACCGGGGTCGACTATGGCATTGAATGTCTGGGGGTTGATGATGGTAGTATGAGTGCCAGCATTTAGCACGATCTGTCTTGGCTTGCAATGGTACAGCCAGCCAGACTCGGCACTGTAGGTCTGGTAAGTATCCACCATCTGCTCAAACGGCTTTACTACTACTGTGCGGTCACAGTCGGAACCTATGTTGACTATGCTATTGCCGAACCCATAACCCCAGGGATTGTGAACAGTAACTCCATCCGCATTCTCCAATTTGATCAGATCTACGGGGCTGTCTCGATCTGCCAAACTCAGAAGGTAGGCGAACGAGCCACCGTCTCTGTCGTCAGTTCCGCCGGGATCTGTCTCCAGTGTAACCTGATAGGCATCGACCCCCGCACCGTCCTTGGAGGCAATGGTGTACGGTCCATCAGTGAAATCATCGTCGCTCCCATCGACCTCCCAGAGGTATATGATGTCACCTACATTGAGCCTGGCGTATTGAGTAGACGAGATCCCGTCTACCTGCTTGCTCCCCCCACCAAGGTTGCTCACCGACTCTACCAACTGTGCCCCGTTTCCAGCGCCCTTCACGTTCTCAATCACCGCATTCTGCATGTTCCTAATGTTCACCCAAGTCGAGGTTAGACGGCGATTCGCCGACGACGTTGCGCCAACCTCGAACCGTAAGTTTCTGATTGAGGCATTGCTTCCTTCCGCCAAGAGCAACGGGCAATCATGGGTTGTGCTGAAGTCGCATTGCTCCCAATTAAGCATACTGATGTCCGTGGTTCCTCCGCGGATGTATATGGCCGCTTCGCAGTTTCGGGTTTCGCTGGCGTCGTTGTCCACGGTCTCAGAGAAACTGCTCGTAGCACCCGTCACGCTATCTCCGTCATCAAAGTCGTCGTCTACATCATGCGCGACATATAGCACCGTGTCGCTCCACCCGACGACTACTCCAGTTTCTCCACCGGTTGCACTGACAGTCTCCAGCAGCCGGTAGTCGTTCACGATGCTGGAATCCATCGTGTAGGCCCGAAGGTATGGGACGTTTGTGTCCACGCAGTTAGAGTCTAGCGATATATTGCGAAAGCTGGTCACATTAGCACCAATAGCAACAATCGCTTGTCCCTTTGCGTAGGTGAAAAGCAGATTGTCATAGGTGCCTGTCCAGGAATCATTTGTCACTAGGCCCATCGAGAGCGGGGCGAGAAACAGTATGTCTCTGACCCTAGCACGCACGCAATTCTGCATGAACATTCCATTGATCTTACCGTTGCTCCACAGCTTGAATCCTTCAATCCTCAGCCCGTACTGTTGGCTATCAGAGGGGGCTACGTTGATTAGGAATTTGTCGGTAGTCTGTGTGGCGCCAGCCCAACCGATCTGAACGAAACCGTGGCCTATGAGAGAGCATCCCGCTGTCCCCTCGGGGACTCCAGAAGCGTAGCCATCGTAGATTGGCGTCGTGAACGAATACCTTCCGCTCGAAAAATGTACCTCAGCGGGCATGGCCCCAGATCCAACAGCTTCAGCCGCGTCGATCGCCGCCTGGACCTGAACATCATCTGCTTTAAGATCGCAGAGCCACACGTTTGGCCCTGGGCGGCGCGCGTACTCTGGAACATCGCTGGAAACAACCCAAAACACACGTTCAGGGTGATCGCCCGAACTCGGGTCAGCCCCGGAGACGCTTGTCGCCGTCAGGCAGAAAACTGCAAGCAAAAAGAACCGCTTCATCTTCTACTCCTTGGCACGGTCAAGCCAACGCTGTTGGGTCTGGGCACACTTGTCGGTTATCTCGTGGAGGGCCTCTCGGTTCTGGAGGTCAATCCGCTCCGATTTCTCACAGATCTTGTCCATGGTTTGTTGAAACGTCCTCTGTTGCTCTGGAATCGTGTAACGAAGGAGATGCTGCACGACCCAGATAAGAGCCGCGAGAGAGACGACAGCCACACCCGCTTTGAGCCAAGGATCGAGGCCGTCAGGAGGTGTAACCTGAGCGAAGGATTCCCCGAAGGCTATGCCTCCCGCGCTGAGAAGCATGACGACCAGGTGGATCGGTTTCACTCTTTCCCCCCCAGAGCCTCCCTGGGACTTCGTTTCGTTGGCCTCTTCAGCTTGCGGGATTCGAGTCTCGCGATCCTAGCCTCAAGACGCTGGACCCTGGCCAGGAGATCCAGGATGGCTGGCGGCACGGCAGGCAGGTGTGGGGGAACATCCTTGCCCTCCACGGTGGCATTAGCCGCAGCGGCGGCATCTAGGAATCCTGCGGACCAGGCCCCGCAGAGGACGGCGCTGAATCATCGATCTTACCGGTTGACGGGCCAGCACCCGCGATGGAACGGCCCTGAGAGGCCGCAGGAGCCTCGCCGGGAGCCGGTCGGCCTGGCAGCTAGTTTCCGACCCCTGGAGTGCCGGAGCGTCACACACGGCACACTGAGGGCCTTCGCAGGGGGCGGCCGAGAGGGCGGCCAGAAGAACTAGAGCATTCATCCGAGGTTCTCCGTTTCTCGGGGAGTGGATATCAATGCTCACTTTACCGGCAGATAGGGGGGGTGTCCAGACGACTTTCCTGAGAAGCCGGAGAAGTACCCCACTATCGGGGTAACTGAGACTTGAGCGGAACAACCACCTCTATCGGCCCCTGTGGCTGAATCGAGGCCCTCAACTCATCCATCGCCGCCAGGCGGTCGAGCATAGTCTGGACCGTGTACAGCGCCCGCTCCAACTGCTCCCGTGTCTTGTTGAACTGGGATACCGCATCCTGGAGCATCGCCACCAGCTTGTCGATCTCGCCCATGTCCGGCAGAATCTTACTCGGCTTGTCAGCCATCTCATCCTCCTTTGCGCGGCTATCCCGGCAAGTGCAGGCCGGTACATCTCAGTGCCTGCCCCAGGCGTTCCCTCAGTTCGCCAACCTTCGCCTTCAGCCGATCGTTCTTCGCCTTCAGCCGATCGTTCTCCGCCCCAAGTATTTGGCAGTGCTTCAACAGCCGCTCTGCTTCATGCCTCAGTTCTGGCCACTCACTCAAACGCCCACTCACACACCCTTGAGCTAACGCTTGAACATTGGGGTATAGCTCTGACTCACTCATCTCGTCCTCCAATTAGTGAAACCGCTATTTCGTCCGTCTTCTCTCTGGTTCATCGATCATCGTTCTCCTTCTTCACGCGGCCACGTCGGGCTCGCCAGCGGCCCCATCGCCTTCAGCGCCTTCCGCAGTCGTTCGTTCTCGGCCTCCAGACTTCGCAGCTTGCAGGTAATGCTCTGCTCGGGCGGGAGACCTTTACTGGCATTGTCCCACGTCGCACACTTCCATACACGAGTGCCTGAGCCGTTGGCCGTGTAATGGCTAAACTCCGCCCCACAGAACGGGCAGTTGGGCTCGGTCATTTCCACTCCTTCACCATCTTGCACCACTCGCAAGGAAACTCTAGGCGTTGCTCCCCGTAGTCGTCGTAGCAATCGCACAGTAATTGCTCCGAGATATATGCCTTCAAAGGAAACGTAATCTCCCACTCAATCTCCCGCTTCTTCACTAGTCCAATCACGTACTCCGCAAGCTCCATGAGCACCTGATCCACATCATCGCCAGACAGCAGAGAATCTGCGTAGGTGCTCAGTGCAGACGCTATTGCATCGGGTCCGTCATCAATCATTGTAGGTGCTTATACATCGGGGTGGTGTCTCTAACCAAATCACCCAGGCCGAAGATGTCGAACCGCACAACAATCCATCCCAGCGGCCAGAACAGCAGCATGACCGGAATCAGAAGAAATCCGGCGACGATGGCCAACAGTAACATGCCGGCACACGCCGTAGCTATCATGCGTCTTATCATCTCATCCTCCAGTGCGGTAAACGTGCTCGTCCCACTCGCTCATGTTCGGAAAATCGTCTACACGCAACCATCCTAGCTCCCAACTGTCAGCGGCATGGGTGCGAGCGGCATAAGGGCAGCCGCTCAACTTCTCTCCAAGTAGACGAGCATACGTGCCTTCAATGAACGCACGATAGGCGGCGTCTACCATTTCACGTCTGCTTGCTGTCGTTGTCATAGTTTCCTCCAGTGCGGCGGGCAGGAGTCGAACCTGCTGTCGGATTGCCTTCCCGACTTGGGCATGTAGTGTTTCGCGTGTGCCCGCCACGCCGCCGCCGCAAATAGCACGGCCGGTGTCTGTCTTTCGACTGAGCGGTATAGGGCTGTTTACTGCTACACCGTATGACACCGGCCGTGCTTCTTGGTTTGCCAAATACTAACTCCTTCTGCGGTGATTCTTGCCGTCGCAGTGACAGAGAGCCATCTTCCTCCAAAGGTGATCCGCGACCTCGTAGCCCCCTTCGATCACGAGTGCATCCGTCCGCTGCCTTTGGGCGTCCTCCAGAGCCTGCTCCTCAGTAATGCCGCTACCCCATACGCTACCACGAGAAAGTCTCTCGCCAGCCTCATCATCGGAATCTCCCAGATAGAGGATTGCGCCAGTGTCGATCACTATCACGGCGTAGACCACTGTTTCCCCCGCTTAGTTCTCCAGGCAGCCCTGAACCCATCCCACTCCCAGTAGCCCAGTCGCCACCGCCAGAGAAAGAGCATCTTGATTGCCCAGAGCTTCATCGCCATCCTCCAAACAGCCTTCGCAAAGGGCCGACCTGGCAACTGCCCCCCTGGCACGTCGGGCAAGAACGCACCGGAGCCACATACGCCGCCCCCTTGTGCAGACTCGCATGATATGTCCACCAATTCTGATAGCCGAGATTATCGAGCTTGGCGTTGCTCTCGCCGTGGGCGTTGCGGAGATGCTGTCCTAAGCACATGGCACAGTTTGCTAGGTGCGGCGAGTGTGAAGTGTGATTGACCACCTTCGGCGTTACGGTTGGCTTCCCTGTGTGAATCTGCGGCTCCTCAGCAAACGGGTCCACCTTCACCACTGGCAGCGGGCCGAAGTGCGGAGTCGGTAGTTTGACTGGCAGCGGGCCGAAGTGCGGGGTGGGCGGGCCGCCCAACGCTAGCGAAAGTAGGATGGTTTCAAGCATCTATTTTCTCCTCTTGCTTTATACTTCGAGACGGAACATACTATACTCTCCCCCTGCTTACAGCTTGGGGTCTGCAATGGCTTGGGCCGCTGGGCCGTAACCAGCGGTCATTCATTCGGCTCCACGCCGATTATACGAATGTCACCGTATTCTGTACTGAGAACATCGAAACTCGCAGACAATGGTTCACCCGCATCCTCCACCAAGGATTCAGCGTCATCTTCTGAGTCAGCCTCAACAAGATAGCACGTTCCTATCATCTGTTGTACCTCGACTCTCCAGTAAGTCATTGATTTACCTCTTCGGTGCTCCACAGCTTTTGCAAAACACCGGGTCGGGGTGCGTGTTCAGTTTTCCGCACTCTCGGCAGATCCACCACCATCCTCGGTCATCAGCCATCACGCACCCCCTTTGTCGATAGCAGCGATCATGGCAAACAAGCGATATTGGTAGTAGACGCTACTGAACGAGATGGAGCCGAATCCCTCGTCGCCCCAGTTACCCCACGAGTTGCAATAGACTCCCTTAGTGGTCGAGAGAATGTCTGCCATCCAAATTGCGTGCCCCGAATAGCCAAAGTACACGGGGTAGCCCAGCAAGACCATCGTGCCGAGTTCCAGCTTGTTCTTCACCTCGACCACGCCGTCCGCCGCCATGCGGTAGTACAGGGCGTCCTCGTAGGCCGCATCGCTCGGGGTTGCCTTGAATCCCTTGGACCGTGGCCAGACTGCTTCGGAAGCACATCCGTACTTTTGGATGAAGGCGATGTTATCTGGCAAACTGCTGCCCTGGTCACGTCCGCCAGAAACAGTATGGTAGATAAACAGTGGGTTATGGACGACGTGCTCCTGCCCGTCCTGAATGCGTCTTGCCTCCATCGAGCCGGTGACAGACTCCGAGGCACACGAACCGTATCCATTCTGATCGAATATTGTCTTAACGTACTTCCTGGGAGGCGTGCGGTTCGGGTCGCTGATAACGTCCGACCACTCCGCCTCGGGAATCACCTTGATGCCAGACTCGGCAAGCGACTGCACCTCCAACGGCAACCGTTTTCCTGCTGGCAGCGGTGACTCCTCCAGGATGCCAGGCTTCCTCGGCATCCACACCTTTCGCCCGTCCTCCGTCTCACACTCGCACAACGGC